CCCTCTAGTACAACCTTTATCTATGCAGGGTTAACGTGGATGTCGGTAGGGTTAACGTGGAACTCGACAGGTACAACCTCTATCTCCGATTTCACGTGTGGACCTACCCCTAGGTGTAACCACTATCTAGGTAGGTACAACCTTTATCTCGACTGGTGTACCCTTTATCCCCGATTTCGCGTGTGGATATACCCTCTGGTAGTACCAAGAAGTACGTAGGGTACACGTGGATGTCATGAGGGTGTGCCTGGATGTCGCCTGGTGCTACGTGGATGTGGCGCTAGGTGTACTTCTTTCCTTGTGTGAGCGTAAGGATCGGCCCCTCGCTCGTGCTTATGAGCGAGGGGCCGAGTTGTTGAAGTGGAAAGACCTAGTGTGAGCACTCTGTGGCGTGGGAGTAGATCTTGGCGAGGTCGTCGGGTGCGACGTTGGCGAGGGAGCGGGTGTCGCGGATCTGGGCAATAGCTACGGGATCAAGGTCGTTCCATGACTTCTCGACCATGCACTGTGTGGTGGTGGCCGTGTACTCGCCGAGGCCGGTGATGCCGTCGGGCACGTAGGCGGTGGCCCATGGGTGCCAGAGGGTCACGAGGTAGATGGTGGCGGCGAGTAGGAGGAGGGAGAGGATCGACTGGACGATGCCGAGTGCCCTGTAGAGGAGTCGGAATGGTGCGGTGATGATGAAGAACATGGCGGGGCCTTTCAGCTGTTGCGCACGGTGTAGCGCAGGGGGTGGCGGTCGTGGATGAGGACGGGGCGGGCGAGGGCTTCCTTGAGGCGCTTGTGTGCGTTGTTGAGTTCTTGGAAGTCGCGGGGGTCGCCGCCCCTGTCGGGGTGGAGGGTGCGAGCTCGGGCGCGGAAGGCTCGGTTGAGGTCGGCGAGGGTGGCGGTGGAGGTCACGCCGAGGAGCTTGAGGTCGTGGGGGTTGGGGCGAGTCATGCTTGTTCCTTGTTCTTCATCTGCTGGCGGTAGTTGGCGATGCCGCCGCCGATCATGGAGGCGAGGCCTCGCACGCCCCTGGAGGCGACGTTGGCGGCTCCCATGGCGAGGGTGCCGGTGAGGCCTGCGGTGATGCGCCAGGTCTTGCTCAGTCCTCCGAGGTCGGTGCGCTGCCAGGTCTTGCGCGTGTACTCGCTGGCGTTGCGCTGGCCGGAGGAGAGGATGTGCGTAGCGGCGGACATGGCGCGCTGCATCTCGTCGTAGCGGCGCACGCCCGACGGGGTGCCGTTGATGGTGCTCCAGGTCTGGCGGTCGAACTCTTCGCCCTCGATGCTGATGTGCTGGAGGAGCGGCATGTCAGCGAAGAGCTGGGAGATTGACGAGTCGGGCTTGTAGCCGAGGTCGGGGCAGACGTAGGAGCAGTAGAAGTCCCAGGAGTCGAAGGACAGTCGGCGCAGGTTGGGCATCTCCCGCAGGACGGTCCAGTTCATGATGGGCGCGATGTTGGAGGATCGGATCGCGTCGGTCATGTACGGGGGGATGACCTGGTTGTTGCGCCAGTCGTCGGTTACCTGGGTGCGGTAGGCGACTCCGTTCATGATGACGGTTTCGCCGACGACTCCGACGCGCTTGACGCGAGCCCAGGTGCCGGCCCATTCGTTCATGTCGGCGTAGAGCGCTGCCTGTACTGCGTCGGGGGTCATCTCCGTGGGGGTGATGGTGCGGGGGGTGCTGGTGTTGAACTCGTAGCCGCCGCCGGTGGTGGGGCGCACGGGGCTGGTGGAGTAGTCCCATGTGGGTGCGGGCGCGTCGGGTTCGTCGGGCATGGCCATGCGGTCGGCGTTGGGGTCGGTGGTGTCGTCCATGTCGGGGACGGTGGGTGCCGGGGGCATGGGGGGTGGCGGGGGGACAGGTGGGATCGGCGCAGTGGGTGCGGCGACGGTGGGGGGTTGGGGGACTGCCATGTGTGCGTCTTGGGTGTCGCTGGCGGTGCGCTCGGCGGCTGGCTTATCGTCGTCGCCGGTGAGGCCGCTCATGTCCCACTCTTCTGCGTCGCTGCCCGCGAGCGCGAAGCCACTGTTGGTGTCTTCTGACTCGAAGGCCTGGGGGTAGACGTGACGGAATAGGGTGACGGACTGGGGATCGTACTCGTAGCCCTGGAAGACGTTGTAGATGTCCTCGACGGAGGCGATCCACTGCGGGCGCAGGTCGGACACCCATTCTTGCCAGGTGCCCTCGTAGCCGAGTTTGCGGACGGTGAGGTTCGCTGCGTCGGAGAGCTTCTGGAGGGTGGCCGCGGCCTGTTCGCGGGTGACTCCGGCTTTCGCGAGGTAGCCCTCGAAGCCGAGGGAGGGGTCGAGCTCGCCAGTGTCGGTGGATACGTCGCGTCGGACGGCTTCTACGTCTACGCCTGCGCTCTTCATGTAGGAGATGCTGTTGTTCCAGCAGTAGCCGTCTTCGCTGCCTTCGGCGAAGAGGAGGCCGGGGCGTAGGTAGGTGGCGGTGCGGGCGACGGTTTCGTCGCCGTTCATGATCTTGTGGATGTTGTCGCCGCTGAATCCGGGGAGGTAGGCGAAGCATCGCATGGTGGAGGATAGTTTGTCGGAGGCGTAGGAGCCGGGGGTGAGCTGGTTCAGGTAGTTGCGTCCAGGGTGGTGGCCGATGAGTACGTCGGTCTTGCCGATGGAGGCGTAGCTGTAGATGAAGTTGTCGGCCTCCTTGAAGGGGATCGAGATGTTCTTCGTGCTGGCGTTGAGTGGTTTGCCTGCGGGGAAGAACTGGCCGATGTCGGTGACGGGGTTGACGGGATCCTGGCCGATCATGAAGACGCGGGAGCGTTTGGCTTCGGCGTTGTTGAAGCCTGCGTTGCGTAGTTGGGATAGTTTCTCGAAGGAGCGGCGCATCATGAAGTACATGCTCGTGAACCACAGTTCGCCTGGGTTCACGTCCTGCTTGGGCTTCTTCTTCGGGTCTTCGCCGGACTGCTGCCAAGCGTCCCACTCGGACTCGTAGTTCGTGTAGCACATGTGGCCTTGCATGTTGGACTGGAAGAAGGTCTGGATCTGCTGGTTCGTGTTGCTGATCTCGTCAAACACGATGCAAATGCCGTCTTTTCCGCCTAGTTGTTCAGCGATTTCGGGGCTGATTGTGCGGGCTGCGAGCATTCCGAGCGCGAGGATCATGTATCGCAGGTAAACGACGGTGCCGAGGGTGCCCGTGTAGCCGGGGGCCCACGCGAGGTTGTTCTTGTTCAGGTACTCGGGGATGTGGGCGCGGGCCTCGAGTTCTGCGACCTTCGCTGCCGTGTACTGCATGAACATGTCCGTGCCCTCTTCAGGGTTGCTCGCGATGTTCGAGCCGTTGATGACGAAAGCATCGGGGTTGATCGACAGGAGGAGAGATGCCATGTCGGGCTTGTTGTCGCCCAGGCCGGGAGCGATGCCGGCGATAAGGTGCATCGCGAGAATCTGCTGCGTGGTCAGGCCCTTACCGGATCGGGAGCCCGCGAAGATGCCGTGGCTGGTGTGGTCGTTGAACTCCTTGATCTCCTTGCCGGTGGTCACTACGTCATCATCGAGGCCAATACCCAGGATCATGTTGCTGGCGCTGGGCTTGCGTCCCTGGCGTAGCATCGCGTCGAGGATCTTGCCCGCCCACACGGGGGAGGCGGTGGCGAGCACCTTGTCCATATCGTGCCGGAACTCCCAAAAGATACCCTCGTTGATGGGGTCGTAGTTCTGGGCTGTGGTGCCACCTGCGAAGCCGAGGGCTTCGACGATGGCACGCTCAACGATGTTCTCGCTGAAGCCTTCGTAGGGGGTGAGGACTCGGACCTTGACCTTGACGGGGATGTTGCTCGGGGAGTTGTCGTATGCGGAAACGAGGACGCACGTCGTCATGGCCTTGTAGATGCTTTCGAGTGCGCCGACGACCTTGGTCATCATGGAGGGGTCGTGGTAGGCGAGGCCGTTGTCGGCTTCGCTCTTGAGGAGGGCACGGACGACGGCGGTGAGCATGGCTTGCAGGCTCTTCTTGACTTCGCGCTCGCGGTAGGTGTCCCAGGAGGATGCGTCGCTGTGGCGGGGGTAGAGGTCTTGCGCGCCGTCGTTGGACTCGCGTCCGAAGGCGTACTCGAGCATCTTGTAGGGGAAGTAGAAGCGGGTGCCGTTGGGGTAGGTGTTGCCCTGGCGGTCCTTCCCGTTAATCAGGATCTCGGCGATCTCGTTGATGTTGCGTGTTGGTAGGGGGGTTAGGTGTTGTGCTGCTTGGACCTGTTCCCAGAGGCGCAGGAGGACGAGGTTGTGGGTGCGCTGGTAGGCGCGTCCGTCGGAGGAGAGGGCCATGAGTCGGCCTTGGCCTTCTTCGTCGCAGGTGAGGACACCGGCGGGCTGGAGGACGCTGTAGCCGGACTTGAAGATGCGGTCGTACTCGTCGAGGATGCTTTCGGCGCGGGCGACGATCTGGCCTTGGTAGAAGGTCATTGCTTCTTCGGGCACGTTGTCGCCGGTGGTTTCGCCGTTGAGGGCTGCGAGTACTTTGTCGATGGTGATGTCGCGGGTGATCTTCTCGAAGCCGAGGTTCGTGCGTGCATCCTGGGGGAGGGAGGCGAGGTAGAGGGCGGCTGAACGTTCGTCGCTGGCTGCGTCGAGGAGGACGCCGCAGCTTTGTGAGTTGACCTTGGAGGCGAGGGCCTTGTGGTTGGCGAGGGTTGGCCACCATCCGGGCTGCGTGTCGAGGTCGGTGAGGTCGCGGCACTGGGATGCCATGGCCGTCGTGTAGGGCTCGCCCTTTTTGAGGCTGGCTTTGAGGAGTGTGAGGATCTTGTCCTTGTGGGAGCTGGCCTCGAAGTCGCGGAGACGATCAGCGAGGTCGTCGCCGGGGGTGTCCTCGTCGGGCGTGGGGATGCGGGCGGGCGCGTCCGCGTCGGTGTCGTCGCGCATCTGCTCACGCTTGGGGGCCTTGAGGGAGGACAGGTAGGTCTCGAGGGTGCCGCCGATCTGGTCGGAGGCGTAGACGTTGGGAGCGAGCTGGTAGGACTCGACGACCTGCGCGAAGGGGCGCAGTTGCGTGTAGTGGCCGTGGGTGGCGAAGTCGGTGGCCAGAGCGAGGCGCGCGCCTTCGGGCGCGTCGGGGATGAGGGGGCGGGGGTCGCCTTTCGCGCCGGAATGGGCCGACATGTAGGCTTCGTGTTCGAGGCGTAAGCTCCGGGCGATCTGCTCGATGGGCGGCATGATGTCGTCGGGGATCTGGTAGTAGCCGCCCAGGCGCACGCCTTCACTGAACATGCTTTCGACGTTGACTCCCTCGAACATGCTGGCGGGGGCGACGATGGCTTCGAGTGCACCGAACTGCTTATGAGAGAGGGCGCGCAGCGGAGACTTCGACGTGGACGAGGGTTTCACGGCGGCGCGCGTAAGCTCACCCTTCGTCTTCCCGTGGCGTTCAACGTACACACCATCGTTGGCGATGATGAGGGTCTTGACGGTGTTGGGGGTCCACGTCCCGTAGTCAGTGCCGTCGCCGTCGGTGATGTAGTGGCCTCCGAGGGCCTTGATCGTGTCGTCGTAGGTGGTCACGAGGACTCTACCTTTCCGTTGTGGTCGCAGGTGTTCAGTGTGTGAGTGTTGGTGTTGGCAGGAGGGTGCCCGTAATACAGAGGCACCCCCACCCATCGAGCGCTCATCCTGCAAGTTGCGTCACCTGGTGGCAATAGGTGGCGTTCCCAGCGGTTTGCGTATCGGGGTGGGGGTGCGGCTTGTGGGGGGACTGGGGTCACCAGTCGGAGCCGCCTCCAGCGGAAGCGGTAGCGATGTCGCTGCGGCCTTCGGCGCGGATGCGGCTGCGCTCGACTGCGCGACCGACCTTGTAGCCGATGAACGCAGGAACGCCGATGACGGCGATGATTGCGAGGATCGTGAGAGCTAGGTGCATGACGGGTTGTCCTTTGCTTGGTTGGGGTTAGGCTGCGACGAGTGCCGCGGCCTTCTCGATGCGGTCGGGGCGGAACCCGCCCCAGGACTCCAGAATAGCGCCGTCCCCACCTCGGACTGCGACGACAGGCGCTTGGCTATACCCGAGGCCCTTGATGAGGTTGAGGGAGTCCTCGTCCTTGGTGACATCAACGGACTCGTGGGCCACCCCCAGCTTCTTGAGCTTGCGATAGGTGGCATCGCACTGGGGGCAGCGGGGCTTGGAGTAGACGGTGATCGACATGAGTGGTTCCTTCCTATCCCCATGGTGGGGGCTTGGGTTTGCTTTTCTGAGTTACGAGTATCCATCGTGGGGAGCGCCAGGAGTGTAGCGGCGCACCCAAGAGTGGACATGTGCCCATCATGCCACACAAACTCAGACGTGCACGAACTAGACGGGCCATTCACGGTGTAAATGTGCGAGATGCCTAAACGTTCTGTGCTGTTAGGTGTAGATATGTTGCCTCAGAGGTGGGGGGTAGTCCAAGTTTTGGATGATGTTCATGCTGCTCCGGTAGGGGAGTTTTTTTGGGGGGGGGTAGTCCAAGTTTGAGACGACCCCGTAGTCCAAGTTCTGGACGTAAACGTATATAGAAACCATTGAAGATAAAGAACTACCCCCTCTAGTCCCCCAAGCCGTTCACGCGAGGCTGTCCAAAGCACATGGCTGGTTGAGCAGGCGCGCGCTTCGCGCACGCGAGCGAGAGACACACGTAGTTGGATTGCACGCAAAGGGAGGTGTGTGTAGACTGACGATCACCAGAAAGGAAGGAGCAACATGCTTACCACCGACCCCGTTATCCAGGCAGGCGTACTCGCCACACGCGAGTGCATGATCCCCGGAAGAGCCCGAATCAAGCACTCTGTCCAGTGCTTCCTCCGAGAGCTCATGAGGGAATGGCCTACTGACGAAAGCGAAGATCTCCTCTTCAGCATCACCGCCGCCTCTAAGCGCGTTGGCCTCGACCGCTCCGTCCTGTATGTCGGACGGCGCAACCTCGTCGCTGACGACGCGATACGTTTCCGCCAGCGCGAAGACGGCGGCATCGTCTACTACGTGGACTGGGCCAAGATCGTCAACGCTTACGGTATGAAGCGTCTTGGCGTTCAGGCTCACGGCGAGCCTCACTCGTTCGAGTCTGCGGGGTGCCCCAAGGAGCCTTGCACCCCGGAGCCGGACCCGAAACAGCACAAGCGCTCATCCAAGAAGGGAGAATGAGCGATGTCCAGCTTCGAAGAGTGCAACGCCCAACTCGCAGCACCCAAGCGCACGGGGGAAGATAGCCCCCTGTACGGTCTGGGAGCTGTATCTCACCCTGCCATTTCGATACTCCATTTTGATCCGCTGCTGGAGCACAAACTCACGCGCAAAGAGAGGGCCTTCATGGTCTGGTTCTTCACGCGATGGAACGATCCCTACATCGAGTACGACGTTGAGGGAATCATGAAATTGACGAACTTGAAGCGCGACGAAGTACACATGACGCTCTACAACCTGTGCGCGCGCGACATCATCCGCATGAAGGCCATGCAGCGGAAGGACGACGAGACAAAGGTCGCAGTCTTCCTGTACTTCGAACCTTCCCACCTCTTCGTGCCCGAAGCTGTGAACCTGGCCGGCTGCTTCAACGGGTGTGTCCACTCGTTCTCCGAATGGGTTGACCCCGCCCGACCAGTCACCCTCGAAGAGATCGAAGCGTCGCTGCCTACCTATGAGTGGATCGATCCGCGCAACATGAAGTGGCTTCAAGCCCAGCGCGAGAAGGGGAGCAACCAGACCCGAACGCAGAAACGTCTTGCTTTCGAGGCTCAGGCCAAGAAGGCCGAAGCCGGGGCGGAAACCCGGACGCAGAAGTAAAAGCAAGAGGGGGAACCCCTTGAGGCTCCCCCTCTCTAGTAGAAAGATAGCTATATTGTATCAGCTTTTTGACGGAATGCACGTGTCTGCACTCCACGCTGCCGTCAACTTCCGCAAGCACCTCAAGGTGGACCTGAGTCGCAGGGAAGTTCTGACCCTCATGGCGCTGTTCACCTTTTGGCAGTGCAAGATCATCAGCCCCTCCTACAACCTCCTCCTCGAGCGCTGCGTCGGAGCGAAACGCTCCACGATGTTCACCGCCATGAAGTCCCTCGAGGACCGAGGCCTCCTCATTCGACGCTCGTTCCTGGATCGCAAGGACGGGTCACGCCACGTCGTGTTCTTCCTGGACCTCCCTGGGATCTTCACTGACGAATGCTGCGCGCAGCTCGACTCCGATCCCAAGTCGCCGATCACGACCCGTCACACCATCGAAGTGGGGCGAACTGCCAGCACTGAGGAAATCCTCGCCATGGTCACGTTCGCTGACGTGTCCCAGTGGCAGGAAATCGACTGCAAGCTGACACGTAGGAAGCTGCCACTAGGCAACTTCGACGACCTGAGCGGCTTCCTCCTGCCCTGCCCGGACAACTTTCCTGTGCACGAAGAGGAAGAGCCAAAGCCGGAGCTGTGCGTCGCAGTCAGCGACAACCAAGGCGATCTCTTCGACATGCTGCACGAAGCGAAGACACAGGAAACCAGCAACAAGGCCGCGGCAACGCATGGCACGGAAGACCAAGGCGCATATGGCACGTTGTGGCCTACTGCCGCCACCATCCCTGGCGGCTCAGCGTGGGCCCCTGCCGACGTGGAGGACACGTCCACGGTGCCCGCTACTCCAGCAGCGGAAGAGAGCGTCCAGGAGCACGCTGAGCGCATCATCCGCGACCATCCTGGCGACGACGTGATCGACGCTGAGATCATCGACGTGGAGATCGTCGAAGACGAGGCTCCCTCGGATACATTGATCGACGTTCCTGCCTCCCAGGAGCTCGCCATCGCCACCCACAAGGTTCCTGTGAAGGCCAAGAAGACCAAGAAGCGGAACGATTACCCCGATGACTTCGAGAACTTCTGGCACACCTACCCGCGCCGCGAGGACAAGAAGAAGGCATTCGTAGCGTGGCAAAAAGCGCTCAAGGGCGGCGCGACCGTTGACGAGATCATCGCAGGCGCAGTCCGCTACGCCAAGTACCGCGCAGGTGAACCCGAGCAATACACCAAGCACCCCGCCACCTGGCTCAACGGAGACTGCTGGTCGAATGAGTACTCGACCGCTGGCATCGGCTACGGGAACGGCCAGTACGGTTCGCGCATGTCACCGGAAGAAGCCGCAGATAACCGTGCAGCTGTTTCCTCTACGTTCATGCGCACCATCCGCATGTGGGGCTTCTCATCTATGGAGGAGTACCTGGAACATGAGGCTGCTAAGGAGAAGATTGCCCGTGAAGATGAGGAAAAGATGTACGCGGAACAAGCAGCCATCCTCAACGCCTTCTAAGTCCCGCTAGGTCCTACGAAAGGATTTTGCAATGCCCGCCTACCGTATGAGCGTCCTAAGCGGACAAATCAAGACTGCACTCAACGCAGGCAAGATCATCCGAGGGATCGGCACCACCGACGAGCAAATCGCGGCGTGGTCCGAATACCTCCTCCCCTTCGCCACCGATGACGACATCATCGAAGCCTTCCATCTCTGTATGAGCAGCGGCACAGAAGTCTACGGAAAAGTAGACGTAGCCGACATCAACAAGGCCATCAAGATCGTCCGCTCGAAGCGCATCAACGACTGGACACAGCGCAACAGAATCGGTATCGAGTTCGACGGGCCTCCAGCGCGAGGTTTCATCTACAAGCGCGTCTTTATGAATTGCATCGCCGGCGGCATGAGCGACACAAAAGCCGACCAGCACGGCAGACAAGCACTCGAGCGTGCAAAAACCTACCTCGAGCAGAACCCAGAAAAGCACTGGGGCGACGCGCTCGACATGATGACGCAAGCACTCGAAAAGGGTAACTTCGTCATCTCTGACTCCAAGAAGGAGCTTCCGTCACCACGCACCAAGGACAAATACATGCTCCCTCAAGGTAGCGCCGCAACCATCCGCGAGGCAGAGAACAACCTACCCCAGCTCCCCTCCGGCCAAACGCGCACCCAGGACGAGCCCGTGGAACGCCCCCGTGCTGTCCAGGCAGCTATCGAAGCAGCCCGACGCAAGATGAGCCTCCAAGCAGCAGAAGAACGCCGCAAACAGGAGCGCCTGCGCCAACAACGCGACGGACGCTTCCAGCGCCTCACCGGCATCGACCCGGCCACCATCGGACCTCAACGATAGAAAGGCAGCACAAGTGAGCGCCGCACTCATACACGCATCAGTCAGCCTGCTACGAGACCTGCAAAACCCGGAAGAACAGTATTCACCCAGATGCAACACTGAGGACGCTTCCGTCGTCGTCGAGACTGCCGACAGTGCCCCCAGCGCCACCGCCAACGACACTGAGGAAACGCTAACCGTCGCCAACAACGACGCGCCCACCGCACCTGCACACGCATGGCGCTACACCGCCATGTCAGCCGCCGTCTTCACGCTATCAGCACTCCTGGGCTACATCGCCACTGAGGTAACACGCAAGCGTGTCCGAGGCCGCAACTAAGCGCATACACAGAAAGCAGACCCTCATGACGACCCAGGAAATCACCCTGGACCAGAACAGTGACGACGGCCTCTACACGCAACTCCTTCGAGGCCGCTACGTCACCAGCATCGAAGGCAACATCATCACCCTCGACGACGGGACAGAACTCCACATCTACGGCAACGAAGGATGCGGCGGCTGCTCGAGCGGCTGGTACTGGCTCGAAGAAACCTTCAAGCGCGGCAACCGCAAGGCCCGTATCATGAGCGCCTACGTGGCCTACAGTGAGGACAAGTCAGAAGACGAACCTGCCAGATCCGTCTACACGATCTTCGTGCTGGTGGACGGCAACCCCACCCAGCTTCCCCTCGCGACCGTGCGGGGCACCGACGGCAACGGCTACTACGGCACAGGCTTCACGCTCACCGCCACCATCAAAACCCCTCCAACGTCACTCGCCACGGTCACGCCCCAGGACATCATCAACGCCGTCGCAGACGGACACACACTCCCTTCCGTCCCCAACATTCGTACCCGTGAAGACCTCCTCAACGCCGTCGTCTACACGCTCCAGCAGACGTGGGGGCTTCGACTCTCCTCTGCGTATCACCGGGCCAGAGGCCCAGCTTTTCCGCAAGCTGGCCTCTATTCAGTACGGAGACTGCGGCCCCTACTATGTGGGCGCATGGTATGGCTTCCACCAAACACTCCTCCTCTGGTTTGCCGACATGGAGGGAGGCCTATCCCTCGTCCTGCGCGACTTATCCAACGGAGCGGAAGGCTACGTGGCGAAACTACGCGACTTCACAGAACGAGTGCGCGCCTCCAAGGAGCCTATCAAGACCTTCGTCACCGGCTACGACTTGAAAGGCGACACAGCCACCGTCAACGGAGTCCGAGTGCCGGCCACCGACTTCCTCCTCTCCGAAGTCTGCGGCTTCCACGGCAATCGCATCGGCTACGCGAGCACTTACATCCATGATTGGATCTTCTTCCGCTACGGCGCGCGCATCATCAAGCACCGTGCAGGCGGACGCGGAGACGTTACAATCACCTCAGACACCCAGAGCGTTTGGGCAGTAAACCCCCAGAAAGGCATCGCATCATGACCAAGAAGACCCGCAGCAAGCACCGCGGCGCGCCACGTCGAGGAACCCCCCTCCGTGGCCTTGCCCGACTCATCCGCCCACTCACCGCCATCATTGGTGTCGCCAGCGGCATCATGGCATCGTTCGCACTCGCGGACATGAACCGGGCCATCAGCATCAATGACGCTGTGCTCGTCTCACACCCACCGCAGGACGCGACAACGACGATCCCTAAACCGCTCCCAGACGGCACCATCACCGCCCTCGTCTCCTCCCACGCGGGTAGCGCGGGCTACAGCCCCACCGCAGGAGTACTCATCGAACCCATCTGGCTCTTCCACCCACGCATGAGCTTCATCCTGGCACTCATCGCCGTCCTCGCGCTCGCATCCTGGATCACCAAACACAGCCGATGGAACACGCTCCCCTTCGTCCGCAAGTTCCACATCGAGGCCCCCAAACCTCGCTGGTGGTGGGAGTTCACCGGCTACGCCGAAGTCCTCCTCCTCGTCAGCCTCACCGCCACCGTGATCTACACCCTCGGCAGATAGCACTCAAACACAACGAAGCGGCCCGGCACCCCACCATGGGGAACGCCGGGCCGCTTTCGTATGCGATCAGTCGCGGATCAGGGAACCATCAGCGCCGATGCGCGCCGTGAGTTTGTAGGTGTAGCCCCACTTGTACTCCTTTTCCTTGTAGCCGAGGTCGTGGAGCAGCTGCATCCAGGACTCGTAGCCGCCCTTGGTGAGAGCGTCATGGAAACGCTCCAGATCATCCTCTGCGAGCTCAGGTGAAACCTCAACACGCTCAACGCTTGGGAGGATGGGCTCTCGCTCGCCAAACGCGCCCAGAACATACGGCTCCGCACTGTAGATGACTGTCACTTCATGCTCGCCGGAGTCGAGTCCAAACTCAGACAGACGCTCCTTCAACGTGAACCGCTCGCGAGGCTTCCAGCCCTCGCAACGGTCCAGGCGCTCGCTCAGGTCGCGCACGGCAGCAAGCATTGGACGCGACGCTGCGATGGCCAGTGCAGCAAGCTCGAGCGGCACGATGAACCGATCATCTTCCTCTTCGGCGGGCTTGACGTACTCGAACTCCGCGCCACAGCAGTCAAAGCCGATAGGCGCACTGAATCGCCGCTCCTGCGTAGCATCAGGGGTCACAGGAACCCGCAGAACAGCAACAACCTCCTCGCCCTTGTTGTACTTGTCGTCAAAAGTCCACGTGAGGACCAGAACACCACCACGCAAGGCAGCTGAAACGCTGCGAAGAGGTCCAGCAGCAAACGTCACGTCAGACTCCTCGTTGAGATCTACCTCAAAGCACTGAGCGAAGGTCCGCGCAGCGCCCCTGTGAGAATCTGTTGCGATCAAGCAGTCCACAGCGATATGCGCATAGAGCCTAGGGTTCCCTGACTCAATAGCTCGTTCGACATCGTACTTGAGGAAGTTCTCGAACCAAGTCCGAGCTTTCACGAAGTCAGGGTGCGCCTTCTCGTAGGCGACGTAGTACTCCTGCTGAGCGGTCTCGAACCTGTCGTGAGCTTCCTTGAGGCTGGCGGGGATGTAGGTGGACATTGTTGGCTCCTAGCTTTCTGGGGTGGGGGAGAGTTAACGGCGGTTGAGCATCGAGCTTCGAGCTGTCACCCGTCGCCTGTCGGCTTTTGACGCGCGCCGCTTGGAGGAGGGTGCGTAGGTGAACATGAAGACGATGGCGGGGAGTGAACCCAGCACAGGGGCGAGCACTGCAATGAGGGCAATCGAGCTGGCCAGTGACATGTGGGGCCTCCCTTTCTCAACATATCCACAGGAGTTGTGAACAAGACTGAGTGTAGCATCCCAAAATGGACTACGCAAGTAGGGTAGTAGTCCAACATGGGGACGAGAGAAAGCCTCCCGCCCCTACGCGCGCATCTATCGGCCAATCGCTGCCCGATCACCACCAACACGCTGCCGACCAGGAGCCCCCACGCCGCTCTGATAGCCGTCCACTTCGCCCCGGCTCACGCCGTTACGGTAGAGCGTCATCCGACTCTTGCTGACACGTTGGTTCGGGAACGCCTCATTGATGCGACGCTCAGCACGCGAAGCCCTCCCCATGGCCACCAGCTCCTTCGACGTTCCCAACGCTCCATCTCTCACAGCTGCGCGAACTCGAGCGCAGACAGATGCAGAGTAACAACGCACACAACAAGCAACCTGTAGCAGCAGGCCAATACACAGCCCCCTCCACACCTTACGCCGCAGGAGTCTAAGTTGGATTACATGGCTTGCGCGACCGTCCAACCTAGACTACAGTCTAACCCAAGGAACCCAGAAAGAAAGAAGGCCGTCATGCTCACCCGGAAAATAATCGCCATCGGTGCACGCTCCAACCTCGCCGAGGTAACTATCTTCGACAGCAATGAAGTTGTCGAATACCTCAAACAGCGCGACTGGTATCTCCCCAGTGAGTCCTTCATTAAGATCGCGCCAGACGAATACTGCCTGGTCGATAATTTAGCAATCATGCCCGGCATGGATGTCGTTGATGAACAGCGTACTCGTGAGCGGATCGCAGCCAAAACCGCAGGGCTAAAAGAGTTGCAAAAACGTAAGCGCCATGCAGCTATCATGAGTATGATCCCCGCAGTAGGGATCGCAATGGTGCTCGCATATCTGATGCTAAGTACAACTGAAAGTTGGGACCATATGACCACAAAAGAAAGCGTACTTACTTCCGTAATGGCATTTTTTACCTTCTTCCCTTTCGTTGGGATCGGCGTCCTGGCAGTAATTGACTTGAAAGGAGGGTGTCATGACTGAGGAAGAAACACCCATGGAATGCTTGATTAAGTCTCTGGTGACGGTGGTTCAAGTCATCGTTATTGCTACCCTGCTCGGTGTGTTTTTCGGAGCGTCAGCTGTTTTCGCATACAAGGGCACGCTCGTCGCGATTGACGAGTTTGGGTTCACGCCTGTATGTGTTGCAGCCTTCGTCACCTTCGGGTTCCTGGCGGCTGCGGTTCAAGAATGGAAGGAGTCGAGGTGCAAGCAGAGCGACGCTCAACACTCGAGAGGCGAAGGTCCGGCAGAAAACGACAACCGCCCCACCAAGGATGAGAACTGACATGTACCTACAGACCGACCATACGTGCAGCATCGCCGACCTGTACGCCAGGCGAGACAGTATCGGCTTGTCCCGCAGTGAATGCAAACAGCCTCCTCATCGCCGCTCCCTGTTTGAGTGGGGGAGGGGTCAGCAAGCCTACTATCTGAACAATCTCACGCTGAACCTCTCTAGCCCTCCAGTTGTCTACATCTGGGAACCCTCAGACGGGTTTGGTAGGGGCGCTGTCCTGGATGGTCGCCAGCGCCTCAAAGCATTCTTCTCCTACCTCGATGGCAACTATCGGCGGAGAGAAATTGCCCCTAGTGAATGGGGTGGAAAAGACTTCATCCACCTAGTTGCAAAAGACCCATCCCTCGCACAAATACTCCAACAAACCCCAATCCAGGTGGTCACCATCCAAGCTCCCTCCTACTGGGAAGCTGCCATCGCCACCTATCCCCAGATCTGCGGACACACTCGCGAAACCGTGTCGAATGAGCAGCAGATGCTCATGCACCATCTTGACGCGGGCGACAATATCTTCGGCAGCAGGGACTTCTGCGACCGAAAAGTAGCGAGCCTGAAAAAGACCCTCGACGGGATCGAGTTCCGCTACGCGGGGCTGCGAGTTCCAGTCCCCCAGCTTTCACCTCGCAACTACTCAAAGATCGTAGAGTGGCAGATCAGGGCCACCGAGTTCGTCGCCAGACACCACCACAGAGGAGTCATCCCATGCTGAACACATTCATTATCCCTGACCCGGCAACTGTCCCCGATGACTACGACCTCCCGACAGAGCTCACCGTCCGCGGCCTCCCTACCCGCTGGATCGGCGAGTTCTGCGAGCACACCGGAAACGATGTCCGCATCGCCTTCTACGACCAGGCCTACGGGTACGACACTGAGGAAGACGGCGGCGACGCGCTCGTATGGAACCCCAACACTCACGAGGTCTGGTACCTGTCCAGAGGCGACGTAGAAGCCATACAGCGCACCACCCCCGGCACGCCGTTCGCGCACTTAGGCTACTCGTACTACGTCCTCACCGAGGACATGAACCATGACTTCGACGTGCTCCAGCGCGAAGGACTCAACTGCCAGATCTGCGCCAGCCACCTCGACGGAACCGACATGGAACCAGCCATCGACATCCTGGACCTTTACGGCGACTTCGGCAATCTCGCCTACCCCGGCGACATGATCGTCTACACCAGCGGAGTACTCTACGAAACGATCCCCCAGGAGGTACACGAAGCCGTCAAAGCAGCGTCCTAACGCTACCCCGTATGCGAAGCGCCCCTCCCCACTGAACACTAGGGGAGGGGCGCTTCGTGTGGCCTACTTGGTTAAAGGAAGCGGTGAATGAAGCTGAGGGAAACGTCTGCAAGAAACATCAGGATAATCGCTCCACTCATCACTTCGCTTACGTTATAGCGCCACACGGGCACCTCATGCCCCTTGTGGGCCTGCGCGCTCAACTCCACAGCAAGGCAGACAATCGAAAGGGCAAGCAGTACGTACATTGGGCCAACAAACTTAGTAGCCCACATGTCGCCAGACAAGACCACATGCACAGACGTAGCAGTGCAGAAGAAAGTGGGGATCATGACGCAACGATTCGCCCATGTCTGAAAACTTGAAGGCTTTTTGATGAACTTGAATGAAATGACATACGCAACCAAAGCAAGAGACCATAGGAGAATTGAACCGAAGCATATTGCCAACATGTTCCAAAGCGGAAACTCTCCTGGAGAAAATATCTTCGACAGGACGGCGAAGCTAAGAAACATAAACGGGGTAAATGTTGCCAAACGCGCATATGTTGTACCAAAAATATCCTCTCTCTCGGCGCATGTTCGCAGCTTCATGTATATAGCAACTAATGTGGTGAGACCTACGCACATAAGTGGAAGGATGCTAAGAGTCCAGATCACATGAGGCGGAAGCTGAAATATGCTCAGAAGGTACTGTATCGAGCGCTTCTGACCAAAGGACTCTTCTGGCTCATCTAACCCCAGTGCGTGCACCATGTAGGCGGCGTATGAGAGAAAAAGGGGTGCGATGACTGCTACGTAGAGTAGTGGCTGGAAGGCGATGATATTCAGTACTGGTTTTGAGATCGCTTCCTCCCCGGTGTCTTTGAGGGTGACGCATAAGGTCTGCTTGTCTTGGTAGGGGTAGAGCATTGTCTATCCTTTCTGGGTTGTGCACCTCTGTCGCTACGTGGAGGCTCGATAAAAGCAAGTGTAGTCCACAATGGGCATGTGTCAACTTGCGATAGTCCAATATGGGATATAAGCTGAGGGGTAGAAAGGAGACCCTTCTATGGCCGCACGCAAGGCGATTCTCGCCCTCGACTTCGACGAGGTGTTCATCCTGCAACCCGGCACCCCAACCACGAAAGGGGCATACCCGGATCGCGCTCGCACTCTGGTCACGGTCAAGCTCGACAGCGGACTCGTGGGCACGGGGAATGTCTGGTACTCGCCCCGCATGATCGAAGCCCTCAACGTCATCGTCAGCGACGCAGACAAGATCCTCCTCGCCTCATCGTGGGGCAAAGCGAGCATGAAAGCGGCGAAGGCCGTGGGCCTGCACCTCCCGCGCCGAAAGACCGTCAACCTGTTCCCATACCTCACGCCGGGCACCATCAGCCAGGAGCGCAAGCTCCGCCGTGCCCACGACCTCATCCTCGACCACCTCACCGACACAGACACCCGCATCGCATGGGTGGACGACCAGCACCCCCGAGGCTACGGGCAGGTAGACGGCATCCACACCATCGGCACCAACCCCATCACCGGCTTAACCCGAGCTAACCTCGCGCACATCCGCGACGTGCTCTTCTGCTGATCTACTGAAAGGAACCATCATGACGCTGACCCTCAAGTGGGCGAACGGTACCTGCACGGGCGACCTCGCGCAGGTTGCGAGCCTCGTCCAGGCCATCACCCAGAAGAAGCCTTGGACTCAGACCGTGCCTAAGAATGGTGGACTCGTTGTGTGGCAGAAGTGGGACGAGTCGGAGCAGCTAGCGTCAGTGGGTGACCCCACCATCGCTGATGACCTCGCCGACCTCCTCGCCGACCACCTGGGAGTCCCCCAGGACGAGGTGACCATCAAGCCTGACCCGCGTGACTCGTCGCAGCTGACCGCCAGCGAACTACGCGCTCGACGACTCCGTGCCCACCTCAGCAAAAAAGACCTCGCCGCCCTATGTGGCGTAAACGAGTACACGGTGCGCAACTGGGAGCAAGGCGTGCGCACCGTCATCCCCACCCGACTCCTGCGCGTTTTCCAGCGCCTCGACTCCTACAGGGAGGAAGCCCATGCAACAGTCCACGCCGAAGCAGTGCGCCTCGCCGGAAACGAGGACGCGCTCACGCAGACTGACTTCACCGGATACGCCGTCTACGCGCCCAACGACCACGCATACGCGACCCTCTGGCCGGACGCTGCAATCAGCGCCGACATGTGGCGCGATGTCATCATCGAGTGCGGGCGTTTCCGCAGTGTCGCAAGTGACTACGAGGCAAGACTCATGGGCCTTGACCTCATCACCATCGAACCACCACGAAAGGGCAAGCCATGAGAACCGCGCCAGCGCCACAACAACCAGAGCGGCCCACCCTCGAGACTGCCTGGGTTGAAGATGCGGATACCCCTGCGCCATCGCGTAAGCGCGCCATCATCGTCATCATCATCGCTGTCGTCGCCCTCATTGCGTCAGGTGTCGCCGCATGGGTGTGGAGCACCCCCCAGGCGCAACCTCCCGCCCCGCAGCCCACAGCCACGCAGACGGCACGCGCGTACACGGCCAGCGACTACGAGGAAAACCGCGCAGTCTGCCGCGAAATGTACGAGACCCGCGACCTCCAGCTCTACTGGTCGTGCGTCGTCGGCGACATCCGCCTCGGACAAGAAACCGACCCAGCAGTCCCGCTCGCGGATCTGCCCCCCGTCCGCCTAGCGCCAAAGGCCAGCCTCGGAGGCCAAACCGACATCACCTTCGCGCCCGACGCAACCGCACGGTGCTATGCCACCGGCTACTGCCTCACCGACGCGACCTTCAACGCCAGCCACACCAACGTCCAGGTCATGTTCACGCGAGGCGACGGCGACATCATGGGCATCTTCGTCCCCACAACGGACGCGCCCACCGTCATGACGCAGGAAGTCCTCGCCCCCTACATGCCCACCGGAGCCGCCCCGGACCCCACCGTCCACCAGGCGACGCTCAGCCGCATCCATATGGGAGCCGACACCCTCGTCGGCTACGTGTTCTCACAGCCCCGCTACTGTGGCGACACACCCGAGGAGTGCTCCGCGAAGTACACGGCCCGCACCCCCATCCCCTTCACCGGCACGACCCACATCACCACCCAAGCCGAAGCCCAGAACTGAGAGAGTCCGTCATGTCAGTTGAGAGAACACTCATCGAGCACTGCGCGCCCAGTAGCGACTTCGCGCGCGTCCTCCGGGGCCGCTATGTCGTGGAGATCGACGACGAGTTCGACACGATCACTCTCGACGACGGCACGATCCTCGAGGTCGAAGGCAACGAAGGGTGTGGATGGTGCCGGTCGGGTTGGTACGACTTCATCAATGTCTACAAGCAGGGCAACAGCAACGCGCGCATCATGAGCGCCCACGTCGCCTGCGACATCGACGAGGAGAACGACGATGAGGGAGCAGTGGACCCGCACGTCTACACCCTGTTCGTCATGGTGGACGGCAATCCAGGGTTCCTGCCTCTCGCGACGATCCGCGGCGACGACGGAGCGGGCGGCTACGGCACCGGGTTTAGGATCTTCGCGAACGTCGTTGTCCCTCCGACTTCGGCGACGCGCCAAGACCTAGCCAACGCCATAGCAGGAGGAAGCTACCCGCTCAACGACACAACGGGAGATGTGCTCACCTTCGTTGCGGGCATCCTCTACGACGTGCACGGAGCTAACGTCCCTGTCCGTATCTGCGGCGATGAGGCAACCCGTTTTCATGTGGACCTTCTGGATATGCGCGACCAGACCAACAAGGAGATCGGCCTGCCCTACAAGCCGACATTCTGGCACCTCGAGAATGGCCTCACGCTCCTATGGCACAAGGACGTGAACGGTAATTTCGTGTTCGTCCTTCGAGATCTGGGAGACCATGCTGGGGGACTCGACGTGTACGCACGAAACCTCAGCGCCTTCCTGAACGCCATTCATGAGCGCACACAGCACACCGAAGTCGTCAGGTTTGTAGCCGCATCAGCAGAACGCAACAACTACCTCACCGTAGACGGCGAACGCATCCCCTCATGCGGCTTCCTCCTGTCTGAACTCGACGGCACCTACATGTACGCCGAACGAGACCGATCCGACAACCTCAATGAGCCAAGCCAATACGTCATGAACCAGAAAACCGGCAGAGAAATGCGCTACACCACAAACCTGCGCACCATCAAGCCGCTCGCCCACGGTCAGGGCCTCCTCGTCACTACAAGCGCCACAAAGGACGTGTGGACGCTCTAAGCGGCGTTACGTCGCATCCTGCCCATCAGTGGATGCTCACACCGTGAACCGTCCGCGCACGAAAGGAAACCGTCATGGCGCTCATCAACAAGGACACGCGCATCGCGCGATACTCAGCCGAAGAAGGCGTGGGCTGGGTGCCCCTCGTCCCCGGCCTGGACACATCCCCGTCATTCGACAAGTACCTGGAAGAAACCGGCTACTACATCAACGACTACAGCGACCGTGATGAAGACAACCTGCTCCGCGACTCACTCCTGAACCCACAGGGCCCCGTGTGGGACGACATGAACGAAGAGTTCCTACTCGACCTCTACAAGGACTGGGACCACATCCCCATGGTTGGCCCAGACACTCCCGTCTTCGCGTTCGTCGAAGGCAAAGCCCCTACCTCGGCACCACTGTCGAAGGCCATCAGCTCACCCCTGATCGGCGGCGGCGAAACCCTCGTCCTGAAAGTCCTGCGTGAAGTCGCGGACAGTCGCAACATCTACGCCCCAGACGGCGTGACCGTGTACGACATGCTGAACCTCATCAGCATGGCAACGAACAGTCCCCTCTGGGCCCTCAACTGCCTCCTGCGCGCCCAAAGCAGCCAGAGCGGCAACCAGCTCACACTCGGCTACCACGAGAACCAACGCGAAAGCAGCTGGATCGCAGCCACCCACAAAAGCGGCTACTCCTGCGCCTTCGACCTCCTCGACCAAGACCTCCGACGCGACTACGGCGTGAACTACGTGATCGTCCCCGACGACGACCATAACGACTACTTCTATACCAGCAACAAGTACTGCGACAAGAACATGAAAGTCATGCGATACAAGGAAAACAGCGTAGTTGGACACGCTATCGAACTACTCGACCTCGACGGCGGCAACGCACACCCCAACCTCCACGGGTGCCAACCCAAGACACGGATACCCGAGCTCCTGCGTCTCGACAAGTACCTCGCGACGATGAAAAACCTGCCCCAAGGTACCCAGGTGCCCATCGCTATCTACTCCACCAACAAGGGGGACACGATCACCGTCAACGGCACGCGGATCCCCGCGTTCAAGATCGTCGCAGAAGACCTCTACGAACGATGTGAACTCTACGACCGCACCGACTTCCGAGTCATGCGGAAACCCGTCCGCTCATACGGTTGTTTCCAACTGCGCCCGCAGTTCGGCCCCCACATCCTGACCCCCACCCCCAGCGGGAACGCTGTCCTCGCCCACATCCAGAAGCAACGGTGACAACATCATGCGTATCGACAACAAATCACTCTTCCCCTACCGGGGGAAGTACGGGTCATGTCCACCCCTCAACTTCGGGCGCACCAAAACCCATATGCAAAGCGTCACCGGAACCAGCATCCTCCTCACAGACGCATACGACGGCCTCATCGGCCCCGTCTGGATCGCCATTCCCGACCCAGCATTCAGCGACCCCGACACAATGCCCGTCCCCCCATACCTGATTGCTAGGGCTCTACACGCTTACGAAGTCGTCACCCAGGCGGCGACTAAGGGTCGGGACGAAATCGTGGCTTACGCGCGCACTCACATGTCCCCCACGTCTGCGATGCAGGCCAGCATCGACGTGATTGTCCGCACTCCGCAAGGGTTCATGCTAGTTGAAGTGCACAAGAGGCGAGAAGATCCTAATGGCCCTGGCAAGTTCAGCCATTCCGCACAATTACCACTGAGTAGCCACCTCGTAGTGGGAACTAATGAGGTCTGGCCAGTAAACCCCATCCCCGCGCGCACGAAGACAGGGCTCACCCCCATGTACATCTTCCACGCTGACGACGTGAAGAACATGTCCGACAAGACTCTCGACCTCATCCTCCGACGCACTCCGTCTGTACTCGCACGAAACCAAGGGCGTGAGTACGGCGAAATCTGGGATGAAGAACTCGAACAAGACCTAACCAACTGGGACACCCCGTTCCTCCTGCGCATCCTTGCACGCAGCATCAGTGGAAACACCAAGGTCGGACGATCAGACACCACCACCAGCGGCCTGTGGACGTACTGGGTGAGTCGTGACGGCCGCAAGCCCCGCAAGCTCGCCGACTTCACCAACCCGCTGGTCTACACTGGAGCGACCCTCAGCTTCCTCGCCTGGAGCGCATACGGAAACCTTGAGGAAGACCTCGTAAGAAAGACAGAAGACCTGCTCCGCTAAGCCCCGAAAGGGAACCCCACATGCTCACACGCGCCCGACGAGTACTCCTCGCCCTCATCGCCGCGGCCACCGTCATGCTGCCGCTCACCCCGGCCCCCGCATACGCTCTCCCAGCCAATCCCAACGTCTCTGATGAGGTCATCGAGGCGAACTGGGCGACACTATCCGCTGAGCAGCAGGAGACAGCCAGGCAGGTGGTCGCGGAAGCCAAGGCGGAAGGCTACTCGGCAGAAGCGGCAGCAGCCGTCGCCGGTAACTTCTGGCGTGAGTCCCACTTCAACGTGGACGCAGTGAATGCCTCGTCGGGCGCGTGTGGCATGTACCAGGCCCTCGGAGACAGACAAACCCTCCTCTTCACCTACAACGGAGTCTCCGGCTGTTCAGGCCTCAAAGCCAAAGAAACAACCCAGGCCGCGCTCGCGGACGGGCGCAGTGAATGGCTCGGCTGGCCCACCACCAGCATCATCTACGGTGGCATGGCCTCCTACGCGCTCAATGAAGCCGGCACTTGGGGCATCACCGGCGGCACCGTCCCCTCCGCCGATGACTCTTTCGGGAGCCTCGAAGGCTTCAAGAGCACCGACAACTGGTACTTCGCGACGTGGATCTGGATGACGAACTGGGAAGCCCCCGGCGCGGCTGAAGCAGGCTTCATGGAGCGGGCCTCATACGCTGCGACCGTCCTCAAGAAGGTCGGCAACACCGACCCCGCCGCAAAGTCCACCACAAGCGGCGCACAGTCCGGCTCAACTGGGGGAGTCCTCGACGAGTGGTCTCTCCCTGGGATGCCCAAGAAGCCCGAAATTGCCAAAGGTCAGTCCCTTACGTTCGCGGACGGTTCGCAGCTCACGGCGAAGCAGCGGGCAAACGCCTCTGACCTGAAAACGCAGCTCGAAGAAGAACGGGACCGAGAAGCGGCTGAGTCCGCTCGAACATGGGTCGCCGTCGTCGGGGTCGTCCTGTTTGTCTACGCTCTTGTCATCCTCCTGTCCCTCCTGATCGACCTGTCGTTCCCGCTGTTCTCTGTCCTCAAGGGCGTGACCTTTGGGCGGATCAAGTACTCTCCGCTACCAGCTGACGAGCGCCCGAAAGGCACCTACGGAGTCGCTGGAGTCCTAGCCACCTGTTTCGCCTTCGCGGCCCTCGGTGCCCTCATCTTCACGGGCGTGATCCAATCCTGGCTCGCGCACCTCGTCATCGCTCTTACCTCTTGAAAGGAACCCTCCCATGACCCGCCAGTCCGAAACCGACTTCGCCACAGCCCTCGTCACCAAGTACGGGCAGCAATGCGCCGAGCTCTTCGCCCTGTTCCTCCACACCATCCCCCTCGGGTGCTCATGGGCGTTCCTGCATCCCCAGCAGGTCGAAGATCTCGGCCTGCCCTACAACCCAGAAGGCCCCGTCCCTCTCATCTGGGATCCCCAACACAAGACGGTCGTCACTCGCACCGCCGCCAACGCGAACGCCTCCGCTCTGACGTTTGTCCTCATCCCCGTCGTCGGAGGCTTCATCCTCGAAACCGCCTACAGCGTCGCCGTCAACGTCATCGAGCAGTGCGGGGGACTCTACGGCGAGGACATCCTCACGGCAGCGGGGGAGAGTCGCACCAAAGCCAAGGAGGTGTTCGCTAAGCGCCTCGAAAAGGCAATCAACGACGGCGGTGAGCTTCGCTTCGGCTACTACTGCGTCAACGGCTCCCAGACGATCACCATGAACGGTGTCGCCTACCCCGCCTACTCGCTCCCACTACGCGCCATCGCCGAAATCGCAGCGCAACAGGGCCTCTCCTTCCGCGTCCCCCAACACGCCCTCATCCCCGCCTCCACTGTCGCCGCAAGCCCCTGGGACACCCTCTCTCGGTCGGTTGCAGCCCCCTCCGGCAACGCAATCCTCGGAGCCCTCACCTGCTGAAAGACTCATAATGTTCATCCACATTCCAGAACCCAGACCCCGTGAGGGCATCGCCCCCACCCTCGAACTCCAGATTCGCGCCCGACTGGACAACGCCTCGGCAGAACACGTCGGTGAAGCTGTCACCATCAGCTCACCCCAATACGAGACTTTCATCGCGCAATGCACAGAAGCGCTCCAACGCGACAAGTCCATCGACCTCGAAGTCGCACCCGCGAGCGCAGGCGACACCGAGACCATCACCATCGTCAATGACTCCGGCATCACCGTCGAAGACATGCGAGAAACCCTGAGCGACCTCATCGGCGACATCCCCAGCATCGGAGTCACGATCAGCGTCAACGACGGCCAGTACACCATCACCCTAACCACCGTCCCAGACCTGCCCGTCCTCGAGACCCACGTCGAAACACTCACCTGGTCCGCAGACGGCCACACCCTCACGCCCACCATCCACACAACAACGGGAACCGAGATCCCCGCATGGACCCCAGCGGTCCTCGAACAAACCGAAGCCTACCCAGGTGGAACCATCCGCTACGTCGATACCACCTACGGGCCGATCCCATGCACCCCACAGGGGACCGTCATCATCGACGCAGCCATCGCCACCTCAATACACCACGCCCGCGTGTAACACTCCCGCCGCCTCCCTTCCAGTTGCTACCCTTAAAGAAACTAGGGCAAAAGCCCCGGTTACGGCTCCCACAGGAAGGGAGGCGCTGTGCGCCGCTACATCGAACAAACAACACAGCCCGACGAGACCGTCACCGAGACCCCCGTTGACGGCATCATCCTCACCGAGCGCGAATACCAGGAACAGCGCGACCAGCTCGAAGCGCTCATCGTCACCGCCGACACCTTCCTCCAGCAAGCACAGACAGCGCTCGACTCCCTCATGGACACGTACAAGGCACAACGCTCCGCCAACAAGACATACCTCGCAGCCTTCGGTCTCGAGGACGACCCCCAGCCCGAAACCATCCTCTAACCTCTTCATCGAACGGATCACCCCATGAACGACTACAACGACATCGACGAGACGACGGAAGACACCATCGTCCTGGACCTTGACGACGACACTACCGACCCTGACGACCTCGACGAAGTCGACCTCGAGACCCCAGGCGAGGATGAGGACGACTACGACGAATACGAGGACGACGATGAAGATGACTATGACGACGAGGATGAGGATGACGTAGCCTCGACTCCTGTCACGACCTTCGCGCTCGCGCCACTACGAGACGACACCGACGATCCCGCTGAGTCCGACGACGAAGAAACGTCCGACGATGACGATACCGACCTCGACGAGGGCGCTGACGACGAAACCAGCGCCGACAACGAGGCCACTCCCTTCCGCATCGACATCGACACAGACGGCCTCGGCAGCGCAGCGGTCGAAGCAATCAGCAGCATCAACGACGTGGTGACCGTCAAGAGTGACACGTACTCCGTCCACTACACCCACATCAACCTGCACCAAGTCGTCGGCACGAAACCCATCAAGGACTACCGAGCCGACACCTACAGCGGCCTCTTCAACGTTGTCCGCGAAATGAAGGTCATCGTCCCCATCGTCGTGACCCCACTCGCCGAGTACGCCGACTTCCTTGCCGACAACAACATCACCACCGGCGCAGAAGCCGACGAGCTCGGCTACGCGGGCCCACGCTACCGAGTCCTCGACGGGTGGCGGCGTGTTTTCGCGTCCCTCAAGAACGGCTACGACGAGATCCCCGCCGTCATCATCACGTTCCACGACTATGAGGTTGGGTGCGACCTGTCCAACCTCATGCACCTGGTCCTCAATCGCGCCCAGAAGCACACGTGGGCTGAGAAGTGGGCGATGATGAAGGTGTTGGAAGAGTCCTACAGCCTCACCCCATCCATGCTTGACTGGCTCCTCAACCTCGACGCAGGCGACTCCATGCGCCTCAAGGAAGTTATGCTCGCCGAGTACCCCGAGGTGACAGAGGACTTCCTGTCGGGCAAGAAAGACCTCGCGCGTTCCTACAAGGCGCTCGAAAAGCTCCGAAAGGCAGAAGCGAACCCCACGGCAGGCGACGACGACCGGAAGATCTCCAGCGTTGACGAAGCCAGCGACCTCGCAACCGACGACACAGAAGACGCGCCGCTCAGCGACGAGGAAGTCAAGAACCTCCTCGAAATGGGCGACGAACTCCGCGAAGTCCGCGACCTCCTCAACAAGGAAGCCGACACCGACGACACCGACATCGACGACGACAACTACGGCGGCGACCCCATCCCCGAAAACGCCGCCGAACAGGTCGGCTTCGAGGGCGGCGACGACGACGAGGACATGTTCGGCGAAGTCGATGAAAACACGGTCCAGGACACGAAGGACCGCAAACCCCTCTCCAAGGAGCTACGCACAGCGATCCTCGCGCGCGACGAGTTCACCTGCCAGGCCTGCGGCTACGGCAAGGGCATCACATCCATGGTCCACCTCGGCCAGCTCGAAGCCCACCACAAGACCAGCGTCTACGTGGGCGGCTCCGACGCGATGAGCAACTTCGTGACGCTCTGCCAACGCTGCCACGGCCTCGTACACATCCTCGCCGGCTTCAACGCCAAGATCGGCATGACCAAGGAAGAGTTCGAGAACGTCCCAGACAACGATCAGACGATGTTCCGCGTCTGCATCAAGCTCGCGAAGATCATCCTTAAGGCCGAGGAGGAGACCGGCAAGGCACTCAGGAAGTACAAGCCTGTGCGCAACCCATTCTGGGAGCAGCAGAAGCAGGCACAAGATGTCGTCAAGACCCTAAAGGGTGAGGAAGCATTGGAGGACACAGCAGAATGACAACAACGTGGCTTTACTTCCAGAGGCCAGGATTCAGCCTCTACCAGGAAGACGGCGGCGTGCTCACATCCACCGCACAGACCGTCAAGCGTGCCCAAGCCCTACACGACATGGCAGCGCGACGCGCCCCCGGCCTACAAGCCGCCCCCTACAACCCGGCAGGCTACGAGTACTGTGCCTTCGACGGGCAGCGAGTCGTCAACCTGTTTGCCCGCGACGGCCTTACCATCACCCCTAACACCGTCGTCAAGACAGACCAGGGCAACAAGACCCTCGCGCAAGTCCTCACCGACTACGAGATCACCGATCAGGGCATCGACCCCAAGGCCGCAGCGTGGGACATCCAAGCACTCCGCGAGGCCGTCCGCTACGCCAACGCCTACACGCTCACCCGCACCGAAACCCAAGACAACGGACCCTTCTACATGGCAGCGGCCATGCTGCCAACCCATTGGGCCCTCACCCGCCCCGACAGCGACAGTGAGTACATCCTGCGCACGTGTTGCTACACACAAGGAACACCCCAGGCGCACAAGCCGACTCTCGAGGCCCGCACCAATGACCCCAACAGCCCCTACTGCCTCGTCTCACTCCCCAAGGACTGCATCCCCCTGTTCGATGGAACAGAAGCCGTCCCCACGCAGGAGATGCTACGAACACTCGCCCGAGCGGTAGACGACGCTATCGCCAACCCCTTCAGCCTCGAACGAGACATTAAGGGCGTAGCGTATGCCCTCACCCGAGGCGGCGAACGTCTTGAGTTCTGCCTCGAAAACGTCGGCTCCTTCACCTACACGGGCGACGACTTCGTAGCTCACGAAACCCACGGCGATCCCGCGTACACCATGGGGCGCTCCATGCTCGTCAAGGGCGCGCTCAAGAACTACGGCATGGGCACGAGGCGCGGCGTGTGCGCCATCATCGGTACGCTCGCCAGACTGAAAGCGGGACAACCGCCAGTTCCGTTCCCCGTCGTTGACGGGTATCGAGCCGCCCGCAACGGCAAATGGGACGTGTGTGCCAACGCGCGAACCCCGTACACGCCGTCACGCAGCACGCACCCCGAAACGCGACGCAACGAGCCCTACAGCACCTACGACCGCTACGTCATGCACTACGCCAGCCTCATCAAGTCCGACGCAGAAAACGTAAACATGGTTCCCCGAGCAGACTAGGACACGCATGAACGTCCCTCGCAGCGTCACGGCGCGACTCAACGCCCGACAGGCACACACCCCCGAAGCGCGCAGCCGACTCGAATGGGTGGCAGAAGTCCACACCATCCTCGAAACCGCTGCCACTACCTTCGACGAAACCATGACCCGCCAGCAGGTAGTGGTCCCCGCGAACCGCACGCGCGGACCCGTGCAAGCACGAGGCATCCTGGACATGTGCCAGGCCCTCAGCATCGCAGGCATGGCCACCAGCACACCAACCGGCGACATCATCCTCACCCTCGCCGGCCACGCCGACCGGATGCAAGCAGCACTCCACCTCGCCCACAGCTACCTCGAGGCCGAACACCTGCACCTCAGCCGAGCACACACCGACCGCCCCGGCGTAACCCTAAGCCCCACCAAAGCACGCCAAAAAACCTATGGGATACTCCTAAGCGCAGCAGCCGAAGCCTCCACCATCATCCGCACAACCCGCCCCTTCAACGTGCCACTCGACCAAGAGGATGTTGAAGCAGCGCACGCAGTCCTCAGTCAGGGGTGGGTCGGATCAGCCTACCGAGAGCAACCTCTCCTAGCTGCCGAAGAAGGGTGTCGCGAATATGAGAAAATCTATCTCTCAGTCAGCCAAAAGCCCCTCGTCAAGTCGTACAGAAAGAACCTGCGATGAACTCAGCCCGCGCACCCCGTCACCTCCATCGAGCGTGGCGCAGCTCCGTCGCCCTCACCTTCCTCCTCGCGCTCATCCTCACGTTCTTCGCCCACCCCGCGAAAGCCTTCACCGAAGACCAGGGACACAACCTCAAGGACAAGCCCTCTACCTGGTGCCAGTGGTGCGCGGACAGCGATTTCGGGTACGACCCCAACGAAGAACGCGGCATGATTACCAACGCTGGGGCAACCATGGGTGAGGCTGCGTGCGGCAACTTCTCCTTCGCATTCGTGGAACTCCGCGCGGGAGTCAAAGCCCGCGGCTCCTACACCGTCAACGACATGCGCGCTGAAGCCATCAAACTGATGCAGGCAGGCAAAGACAGCCCATTCAGTGACGACGGTTGGCTCTACCAGCTCAATCCCGAAGGCTTCGCTCAGGGAGTTTCCAACATGACCGGCGGACAGCTCACTGTCGAAGTCCAAGGCGACACCAGCGGCGCGGGACTGGGAGCCAACAAGTTCACCGAAGACGACGTGCGTCAAGCCATGAACGACGGATACTTCGTCATCTTCATGGTCCAAACTGACACCGGCGGACGACACTGGATCGTTGGCGATTACGTGGAAGGCAACACCGTCCACACCATCGACTCCGGGCGACCCCTCACCACCCTCGACCGATCCCAATACCCCGGCGGCATCGGCCCCATCCTGAAGTTCTCCCGCACCGACGGCAAGAAGCTCCAAGACCTTCCCACCATCGACGACGCAGCCACCAGCGTCGGCGGCAGCAACGGCGGCGACACCGCCACTGCAACCGACACCGGCATCATCAGCGAACTCGACCTACCCGGTATGCCACCTCGCACCGTCGGCCAAAACCACCAGCTCTCCGAAGCTGACAAGCTCGCCTTCGCGAAAGACACCCTCAAGTTCGCGAACTACACGAACCTGAACACCACGCAGAAAGACAACGTTGACCAGATCGTCGCGCAACGACAGCTCGAGCAAGACCGCAAGGTGTCGGACTGGTTCAGCACCGGCGCAGCCGTCATTGGCATCGTCCTGTTCCTGTACGCCCTCGTCATCGTCCTCGCGTTCCTGTTCGACCTGGCCTTCCCACTGTTCTCTCTCCTCAAGTTCGCGACAGCTGGTTCCCTGACTGTGCATCACGAGTCGCAAAGCCGTGCGGGCGTGAAGGAGCTGGGAGCTCCACCTCGAGGTCGCTGGGCGACGTGGGGGAACGTGTTCGCCACTGCCGGGCTGGTCGCAGCGTTGGGTGGTCTGCTCATCAGTGGGACGCTGGTTAGGTGGGTTGCGTCGTTGTGGCAGATGCTCTACATGTGACGGGTGGGATAACGCCACAACTCTTGTGATCTAGTTAACCAGTTTCCGGGTTGCGCACACAAAATACACTGGCCTACACTAAACTCATCACAAACAACACAACCACAATTTAAGAGCGTCCCCTGAACCGCCCCGGATCAGGGGAGCACCCCGGAAAGGTGCCCGAGCGGCTGAAGGGGCCTCCCTGCTAAGGAGGTAAACGGAGCAATCTGTTTCGCGGGTTCGAATCCCGCTCTTTCCGCAGGACGCGAGAAGAGCCTGAGACGAGTTACTTCACTGGAATTGAAACTCACACTCGACTCAACTTTTTCTCTCGCGTCCCCCTCTTTTGCCCAAAACACAACCAACTCAGAAAGGAGAGCGTCATGGCGCGCATGAACACCCGAGGTAGTAAGCCCCGCAATATGGCTACTACTCCCGTCAGTACGACGACGGGGCAGGCCTTCACCGCAGAAGGTGGAATGGGGTGGCAGCGCACCCCCAAGGGCGAGCTGTTCCTCGCCGCCGTGACCTCCCTCAACGAGGACACGTTCTACGAGTCAGCTGATGAGCGCGTCAACCGTATCCAGGCCCTCACCACGGACCCCGAGATCGTCAACAGCCCCGAGTGGACGCTCGGCATGGTCCGCTGGCTCCGCCAGGAAGTCGGACTCCGCTCGATCCCCACGGTCGTCGCTATCAGCGTTGTTAAGGCGCGCCTGGACGCTGGCCTGAACGGCACCAACCGCCAGATCATCGAAGCGGCCATCGGTCGCCTCGACGAGGCCTCCGACATGATCGCCGGGTGGATGAGCCTGTACGGGCGCAACATCCCGTCCTGCGTGCGCCGTGGCGTTGCCGACGCTCTGCGCGCCCGACTGTCCGAGCGCTCCTACCTCAAGTGGGCGGGCCGCATGAACTCGGGTAGCGTCACCCTCCGCGACGTCATTAACCTGACGCACCCCAAGCCGAAGGGTAAGACGCAAGAAGCACTCATCAAGCTCGTGCTCGACGAGTCCTACGGCAAGAAGGGCGACGACAAGCAACTGCCCACCATCCGAGCTCGCCGTCAGTTCCTCGCCATGGACCGTGACGCGCAGATCCGCGCCCTCACCGGCCCGGACGCGAAGGACATCATCCGTAAGGCTGCGCTCACCCACGAGGTGATCGCAGGCTCAATCGGGACGATCCCCGCCGACGTGTGGGAAACCCTCGTTCCTGAGATGGGCTACATGGCCCTGCGGATGAACCTCCGACGTATCGAAGCATCCGGCGTGAGCCGTTCTCTGATCGCCACGATCAATGAGCGCCTGAGTGACGTGGAAGAGGCTGCGAAGTCTCGCACCATGCCGGTCGCGTTCTACGCAGCGTACAAGAACGCGCCGCTGGCCTTCGCCGCCGCCCTCCAGGACGCAGCGAACGCTTCTCTCGAGAACGTCCCCGCGCTCAAGGGGCGGACACTGGTCCTCCTGGACCGCTCCGGCTCGATGTCTTACAGCATGTCGGCGAAGTCGTCACTGACCTGCCAGGACACGGCTAACGTGTTCGCATCAGCGCTCGCCCTTCGAGGTGAGAACGTCCGAGTGGTCGCATTCGATGACCATATGGAAGACGTGAACGTCAACGGCACAGATCTGCTCCGCGTCGTGGAACAGATGCCCACCCCTCGAGGCGGCACCTACACGCCCGACGCTATCCGCTGGGCCCACGAGGGCGGTCGCCAGTACGACCGTATCGTCATCCTGACGGACGAGCAGTACTGGGGAAACTCGGTGGACAAGGCTCTCGACACCTACGCGCCGGGTGTTCCCGTGTTCACGTGGAACCTCGCGGGCTACGCAACGGCTCAGATGGAGGCCCGTGAGGGCCGCTGGACCTTCGGTGGTCTTTCCGACAAGGGCTTCCAGATGATCCCTCTCCTCGAGCGAGGCATCGGCCAGTCCTGGCCCTGGGAAACGGAGACGACGCTATGATGCTCACGCCGGAACAGATAGCGATGCTCGATCAGATCTCCGCTGAGACAGTTGCGTTCATCCGTATCACAGATAAAGGCATGGCGGAGTTCAAAGATATGCGGGTATCTCCTAAAGAACTTGCAGTGTATCTGCGGGAACTTGCTGACCATCTGGACGCGCTACCGCCTGGCGGGCATCTCGCATGACGGCGGCGGCGAAGCCTTTCTAGGGGGCTTCGCTGACACCCCTATAGCTCAACTGGCAGAGCAACGGACTTTTAATCCGTGGGTTCAGGGTTCAAGTCCCTGTGGGGGTACGTAGTGGAAAACTGAACATGGCGGGGTGCCGGAGTGGACTAACGGAGCTGTCTTGAAAACAGTCGCACCGGAAGGTGCCCAGGGTTCGAATCCCTGTCCCGCCGCCAACAACTGAACATGGTCCTATGGGGTAGCGGTCAGCCCGCCAGATTTTCAATCTGGAGACCCGAGTTCGACTCTCGGTAGGACTACTCCGATCCGGTGTAGCTCAACGGACAGAGCGGGGGACTTCTAATCCCAAGGTTGCAGGTTCGAGCCCTGTCACCGGAACTCCAACAACTAAATACCTACCAGGGGTCAGTGAGCCGAATTGGTGAAGGCACCCGACTGTAAATCGGGTACATCAGAAACGTTGCAGGTTCGAGTCCTGCCTGGCCCACTGGTGGAGCGAAGACGCGAATGTGTGAGTTACTTCTTTGCACAGAAACACACCTGGGCGTAGCCCCAGGACCATTCACTCGCGCAGCCTTTCAGCTTTGCTCCACCTCTCCATCTCGGATGGTGTAATGGCAGCACGGCAGGTTTTGGCCCTGCCGGTCTAGGTTCGAGTCCTAGTCCGAGAGCGATCTGCGGGCGTGTCCCTGTCGAGAAGATAGCGACGCGCCCGCAGTTTTACCCAGATCGAGAAAGGAAACCCATGACTCTCGGCGAGCGCAAGGCCGCAGCCAACAAGCGCCGACGCGCATTCCACATATACGCCATGAGCACCGCAGCAACCCTCAGCGCGGGCGTGTTCGCTGCCCTCGCGTTCGTGGGCCTTATCGGCCCCGCACAGTGGGCCACCAGCCGACAGGAAACCGTCCTCGGGAAGGTGTTCACCGGCTGGCTGACGACCGTCAACATGCCCGCCGCAGAATGGGGGAGCGATACCGTGTTCGTCTCCTCCTACACGGGCGACACCGCCCACCTGACCACCGGGGAGATGGCCCCCGTCGCCGACCTGAATCTCACGGTCCCGCTCGCGACGACAGCCGAGCACGCCGTCTTCATGAACACCCTCACCGCCCTACTCTTCGCCGCAGCCCTCGTCCTCGTGGCGGTCGTCATGTGGCCGTCCTACGTCACCAACCCAGCACAGCTCGAAACAAGCCTGACGGGAGCGTTCGAGTGGCCCACTCCAACGACGAGCGAGAAGCAGCGCCAGAAAGCACGTGAGCGTATTATCGAGCAGCGAACAGGACCAGTCCGCAGGTGTCGAGTTCCTAGCCGCCCGACTCTCGGAAGGAGCCACCAATGACTGAACCGCTTATCGTCGCGTTCGCCGCGGCCCTCGTCGCGTCCGCAGCCTTCATGGTCGCTACCGTCGTCCTCATGGGCGACACGGCCTTCAAGCGCAGCGCAGACACCCTCAGCGCCACGCTCACAGTCGCACTCATCAGCGCAGTGTTCGCCTCCCCGATCTTCACCCCCGCCACCTACCAGGTGCCCGACGTGATCCACGCCTGGGTGAACTTCGGCCTCGCAATCCTCGCGCTACTCCTGATGATGGTCACGGTGTGGAACATGTTCCGCCGCTACCCCGACGTGCCCCTCACGATCCACTGGAGCGCATGGGCCATCAACGGGATCCTCGGGTACGCCCTATGCGGCTTCGTCCCCACCCTCCACTTCATCCACGGCATCAGCCCGTGGGCTTGAAAGGAACGTCATCATGAATAAGCGCAAGCAGTCAATAGGTGACATCGCAATCGCGATTGTTGGCATTGTCTTTGTTACAGTTTTCCTGCTTTATTCGTACAGCGTTGTCCATTCATCAGATGGGGGCAAGCCCGTCACCGACATGGACACTAGCGTCGTCGCCGATGGAACTCTCAGCGATCTCGACAAGCTGACCGTCAACGACAACCCCACTCCGCCCGAGAAGTACAACCGGGTGGATCAGTTCGGCCCCGCATGGAAGGACGTGGACCATAACGGCTGCGACACGAGGAACGACATCCTCGCCCGCGACCTCAAAACCATCAGCGACCGACGTAACACCTGCGTCATCACCGCCGGCCAACTCGCAGACCCCTACTCCGGGAAGTGGATCGACTTCCGCAAGAAGGACGCATCAAAGGTCCAGATCGACCATGTTGTCGCCCTCGAGAACGCCTGGCAGTCCGGCGCATACAACCTCACCCAGGAGGATCGGGAAGCCCTCGCCAACGACCCCGACAACCTCCTAGCCGTCAACGGCCACGACAACATGGCCAAGGGCTCCAAGAGCGCAGACCAGTGGATGCCACCCAACACCGCATACGCCTGCACCTACGCCTCTAAGCAGGTCCAGATCAAGAACCGCTACGCTCTCACAGTGACCAGTAGTGAGAAGCAGGCCCTCGCCGACGCGCTGGCAACCTGCACCACCAACTAGAAAGGCCCATCCCAATGGCATCATTCACGACAGCGCAGAAGCGCGAAGTGATCCAGAGGCATTACCCCACTGCCAACAACATCGCCGTGAAGGGCAACGTCTTCTTTGTAGCCTTCCCCGATGCGGAGCCCATCATCGGCTGGCTCCACTCACCCTGCGAAACCCTGTGGATCAAGGCAGCAGTCCCCGTGAGCGCCTGCCCCGCCCTACGCACAGTCCCCCCGAGCTGGTTCATCGAAGCAGCAAAGCCCTACATGCAGGGCGACGAGCGAAAGAAGTGGTACCTCTATACGCTCATCGCAGCGCAGCAGGTGTTCTCATCGGGGAAGACCGTGGATCGCGAGATCATGATTGACGAAACCAACCTGCTCTACAAGGAAACAGGCGGGTGCTGCTACTTCCAGATCTCAGGCAACGAGAAGGAGTTCCGCGCCAAGCGCGCCGACAACAAGACGGTCAAGACCATCAAGAAGGCCGACCTTCTCTACGCGCTCACAGACGAGCCTGCACGCATCGACTTCCGAGTGGATTACCGCTGACCATGGCTTTCACAACAAAAGACATTCGCCCTGTATTTGAGCGCGACTGGGGCGTGGTCCGCAGATTCGTCGTCAAGGGAAACGTTGCGTTCAGCGTCATTGGTACGGGTGTTCCAGTGTTCGGCTTCGTTGTTTCCGCCGCTCGCCCTCGCGTGGAACCGTGCGTGAGCCTCAGCAGCACCTCGACTCCTCTGGATGTGGTGCCGCCCCAGTGGTTCGCGAACGCAGCAACCGAGTTCATCTCCGGCATGGGGGACGAGGCGCAACGGAACTACTGGACTACACTCGTCGCAGCCAGCAAAGCCCTCGGTGGCAACAGTGGACACATCCAGCTCGACGAGCAGCACCCGTTCGCGCAACACACAGGGGCAGTGAGCCTCACCGTGCACGGGAATCGGGTTGAAGCAGCAAACCGGCATGGGGACATGGTAGGTGTCTACACGAAGCCCGGCATCATGCACGCCCTCACCTCCCAACCGGGACCGATCATCTCCTGGTCCTAACCAGAACCAGCACCCAACGGCGGCACCCCTCCTCCTAGCGCGACAGGGGTGCCGCCCCATGTCACCACACGTAACCAACCAACCGAAGGGAATGACCATGACACCTAAACGAAAGCGCCCCACCGACCTCACCCGCGACACGGTCTACGCGCAGAAAGACCTCGCCCGCGTCCTGCGCTCCTGGGCTGATGACCTCGAAAAGGGAGGTGCAGACATGGATACACTCGCCCGACGTGGGGAGCTTACTACATGGGCTCAGAGGCGTGCAGAGCGCCAGATGCGACATGTGAGCGCAGCGTTTGAGCGCGTGATCGCGTGCGCGTCTTCGGCTGATCGTCGAGGCATGTCTGGTGGTCAGTGAGGTCGCTGTAGGGAGTCCCCCGGAGCTGCTGGTTGGCGGTTCCGGGGTTTTCTCAACCCTAAATGACATGTGACCCACTTAACCAATTAGGGGGATGTTAGCTGTTGCAGACAAACCAAACCACCCACTACGATCAAACCCATAACCCAGTCACACGAAGGAGACACCCATGACCACAGCAACCCCCGCCCGCGCGCGCCTCACCGACCCGGCTACCAGCTGGGACGCGGCCCTCACCGTCAACGCCACGCAGTCGTGGCTTCGCTTCGCGGAACTCAGGACCATCGAGAAGGACGAGTGGATCAGCGAAGAGCTCACCGACGAAGCATTCTTCACTGCCCTCACCCCATCTCGCGCTCGGACTATCGTGTCCGACTGGAAGAAGCAGGGGTACGTCGAAGCCCTGCCCAAGCGAGGCAAGACCTCCACGGGGCGCACAGCCAAGCTCCACCGACTCACCCCGCAGGGGCGCGAACTCGTCACGGTTCTCCGTGAGATCAACCGAAAGGCCAACCAGCAGTGACAGAAGACCCATCCCCACCCACAAGCCCATCAGTGGCGGAAACACTAGCCCGCCTACAGCTCACACTTAAAGCGCGCCAGACCAGCGTTGCTCATGCTCTCGTCACGAGGGCACGTATCAACGCCCGAAACTATCCGTCGGAGGCGACACTGCCTCCACGAATCTCACGCAAGAAAGGCAAAGCTCAACATGGCAGCGAAGAAGGAAGTTAAAGTCCTCCGCAAGTCGAAGAAGTGGGACGACCTCGCCCCGCGCATTATGGCTTACGCGAAGCTCCTCAAGGATCGCGTGAAGAACGCCGAAGGCCCCGTCAAGACGTACATCCTCGACAACCTGGATGAGCGGTTCCCGGCAGTTGCCCAGAAGGGCGGCTACAAAATTGATGCCGATGTCCACGGCGACTCTGGCACGCTCTCCTACCGCAAGCCCTCCCGCAAACCAGGAACCGGCCTCAAGATCGTAGACGCTCTCGCATTCATGGCTTGGTGCGAAGAGAACGGTATCGAGCACAACGCTCAGCCGACCGTCACGTTCCCTGAAGAGTTCGTGACCCAGGAGAACCTAGCCAAGCTCATCGAACAGGCTGGTGGCGTGATGCCTGACGGCATGGACGACGATACAACGCTCAACGCAGCGACCCTCACGGTTCGCATGAGCGAAGAACAGGCCAAGCACCTCGTGGATGACAAGCTCACCGTCCGCAAGCTCCTCGAGATGCTGGAACTCAAGGAAGACCTCGCCTGACACCCCCTCACATGTAGAGAAAGGTTACCTACATGACCCCCAAGGCAAACGACGTGCAGCCCGCCGCTAAGAAGGCTGCATCCAAGACCCGAGCCTCCAAGACTGTTGAGAAGGCTGAGGAAACCACCACCATCTCGCATGAGATGCCCGGCTACAAGGCGCTCAGTGAGGAGGAAATGCGCCGCGACTTGGCCGAAGCTGGCATCTACGCCCAGGCGCACGCGCTCGTGCCTTATCAGATGCGAGGAAACACGGGTGACATGTATCTGCTCATGCAGATCGCCAAGCACCTGAACATCCCCCTCATCACCGCCCTGCGTGGCCTGTCGTTCATCGGCGACAAGGACGTGAAGCCCGCAATGACCGCGCAGCTCATGTCCGCGCTCGTCCGCAACGCAGGCCACACGCTCCGCGAACAGTGGGACGCAGAAACCAACACGGCCACCGCCACCCTCATCCGCAAGGACGACCCCTCCTTCGAGCACGTCGCCGTCTGGGACGAGGAAAAGGCCCGCGTCGCTGGCCTATGGGAATCGACCCCCACGTGGGTCCAGTACCCGAAGGCCATGCTCACCGCCCGCGCCATGAGCGAGGTGTGCCGCCATGCGGCCTCCGAAGTGCTCCTGGGGTTCAGCTACGTGCCTGAAGAGTTCCAGACAGCCGAGTCGGCCTCCCGCGTCCTGGATATGCGTGAGCAGGTGAAGCACGACATGACCCGACTGAACCTGTCGAACGAGAAGGTCGCCGAAGTCCTCGACGGCGTGACCCTCCCCGGTATTCCCATCGCCCTCATGACTCCGCGAGAGCTGGAGGAAATCAACGCCCGTATCGGCGTGATCGAGTACGAGCGCGACAAGGACAAGATCGACGAGGTGCGTGAGCGCATCCAGAAGGGCCGTGACAAGCTGAACCTGAGCGAAGGCGCGTTCGCTGAGATCGTGCGCCGCAACGTGCGCCCCGGCAGGGGATACGACACGATGAACTTGCGTGAGGCTGAGCAGGTGCTTGACGTGCTCCTGCGCCAGGCGAAGAATTCGGGTATCCGTTCCGGCCAGCGTCAGGCTCAGCCTGCCCCGCAGGCCCATGCCCCGCAGCCGCCCGCGCCTCAGCAGCAGGGTCCCGCGCAGCCTTACCAGAGCCCGCAGCAGCCTCACCCGCAGGCACAGCAGGGATACACCCAGCACATGCCCACACAGCCCCAGCAGGCCCCCCAGCAGCGCCCAGAACCGGCCAGCCAGCCCCAACCAGCCCCGGCCCCCGCGCAGGAGTCCTACGGCCTCTACGACGAGTCTCAGCGCCCCGAACAGTACCCGCCGCTCGGCTCACAGAACCCGCAGGGCACCTCTGGCCCCATGGCGATGATCCAGCGCACCATGAAGGAGCAGGGTGTCCCCATGGATGAACTGCCCATCGTCCTCTCCTACATCTTCGGCGAAGATAAGCGTGCAGATGTGGATAACGTGGATGCGCTGACCATGAATGACATGACCACCGTCCTTGACGGTATCCAGCGTTACGCAGCGGAATCAGGGCCCCTCTCGGAACCCACCGCTGAACTCCCCTTTGACGGCGATGCGCCCGCCGACAACATGGACGACCTGGAAGCGTCCTACAGCGCACAGGGAGATGAGGTGAACGATGACCCTGAAACGTGGAACGAAGGCTGGCCGGAAACGGCAAAGCCCGGCGGTGGTACGAACTAGCACCGGACCCAGCCAGCAAACCCGTGAACTCATCTACGGGCGCGACATGTGGCGGTGCGCCCGATGTGGAAAGGATGTCACATACGTCCAATCCAGCATCCAGCACCGCAAAGCCCGCGGCATGGGCGGCACGAACGACCCGTCGATCAACAGCCCCGCAAACCTCATCGTCCTATGCGGTTCCGGCACCACAGGATGCCACGGCCACGTCGAGGTGAACAGGCGCGAAGCCCGCGAACATGGGTGGGCGGTCTCCCAATACGCAGACCCCCACGACGTGCCCGTCCAATACAAGGACGGCCTGTTCCTCCTCGACGACACCGGACACCGGATCCCCACCAAATAACCCACCAGCAACACCCCTGAAAGAGGTGAACTCATGTCCCAGCAAATCTACATCGCTCTCCCCTTCGGCTACACGCGCGAAACCGCTTATGCAGCCGAAGATGCTCTCACTCTCCTCGGCTACGAGCCAGCCAACTCCGCCGACAACAACGGCGATGACCGAGCCAACCTGCGTATGTTGACCCAGTGCGACGGCGTACTCCTCGCCCCCAACTGGGAAACCAATCCCATGAGCGCGCTCGCCGCCACGGTCGCTCAGCACCTCAACATCCCCGTGGGCACATACGACCACTGGGCTACTCGCCCCGCCACAGGGGGACAGCGATGAGCCTCAACGACCAGGACAGTGGAGCGCTCAGCTCTCTCGTCATGCCCGAAGCGTGGACCGAGAGGGGCGCGTGCGCGCGAGCCCTCAACCCTGACGCTTGGTTCCCCGAGCGCGGAATCAGCGACAACCGCGAAACCACCCTCGCCCTGAGAGTGTGCGCCGACTGCCCCGTCAAGGATCTGTGCCTCAAGGAAGCACTCGCCCAGGGCCCCTCCTGCGAGGGCATCTGGGGCGGCACCACGCACGCCGAGCGTCGCAAGATGATCCGCATGGGCTGCAAGACCATCGAGGAGTACAAGGCCCTCACAGAGCCGAAGACCGAGGAACCCGCCCGGACCCCCGAGCAGCCCAAGCAGGACACTCCCGCCGTTGAAACTGCCGCCCCCGTGAAGGACAAGACCACCACCTTCCCCGACATCCTCTCGGAGGTGATGCAACTGCCTGGGAACTACACAATCGGAAGCCTGTTCTCGGGCTATTAACGGTGGCCTCGACCTCGGCGTACAACTCGCCCTCGGCCCCGCACGCCTCGCATGGGTGAGCGACATCGAACCCGGTCCCCAAGCAATCCTCGCCCACCATCACCCCGACGCGCCCAACCTCGGGGACATCACGCGAATCGACTGGAGCCAGGTCGAACCCGTAGACGTGATCTGCGGCGGCTCACCCTGCACCGACCTCTCACTCGCCGGCGCTCGAGCTGGCATGACCAAGGACACCCGCTCAGGCCTAGGGGAGTCCATGTTCCACGCAATCACCGCTATCCGCCCCAGGCTAGTCGTCTGGGAAAACGTGCAAGGAGCTCTAAGTGCATCAGCTTTTAGCCTCATGGAACCCGGAACGGGACATATGGGAGGACGGCCAACCGGACCTGTTCTCCGAGCACTCGGGCGTGTACTCGGAGACCTTGCCAGCATCGGGTATGACGCGACGTGGACAGTTGTTCAGGCTTCCGACGTTGGAGCGCCCCACAAGCGGGCCCGAGTCTTCGTTGTTGCTCACCCCCACGGCGAACCTTGGCTCGAACGGTGGGAGCCAGCCACCCGAGAAGCGCCGGGAGGGCGGTCATGGTCCGACGTTAGCGGACGTGATCGAACACCTCGAACACTGATCCCCACACCAACCGCATCAGACTGGAAGGGCGGCTACCACCAGGAGGGGAAAGGGATGAGCCTGTCTCAGGCAACCAAGCTCCTCCCCACTCCCGTCGCCCAGGCCCCAGGGAACACTGCCGAAGCCCACCTGCGGAAGAAGCCGGGCCGCACTCAAGTCACCGACTTGGGCATCATTGCCCGTGAAGGCCTCTTCACGACCGGAGGGAACCTTCTGCCCACCCCACAGGCCACCAACGCCACCTACTCGTCCAACGGCTACGGCCCCAACCTGCACGAAACCGCAGGAACCCTACGCGACAGTTTCGGCCCCTACGCGCCCGCCATCGCTCACTGGGAAACCATCACCGGGCGCACAGCCCCAGCCCCGACAGAACCCCCTCTACGCGAGGGAGGCAAGCCCCGCCTGTCTGTCCGCTTCGTCGAATGGCTCATGGGGCTGCCCGACGGGCACGTCACAGGCGTAGGCCTATCGCGCGAGAAAACCCTACGCGCCCTCGGCAACGGAGTTGTCCCGCTGCAAGCAGCCGAAGGGATCCTGCGAGCCCTCCAGCAGGAACGCCAAGTCGCCCTCGAGGAAGGCTGGCCCGAATACGCTCAAGGAACATGATGAACACCCTTCGTAGTACACGCCCACGCAGCCGCGGCTACATCACGTGCGACATGTGCGGCACGAGGATCCCTCGAAACGTCCAGTACTCACGCACGGAAACCGCCGACATGGGCACCATCATCACGGTTCGCGTGTGCGATTACTGCACCACATGCGTCAACTTGTGCGCGCGAGATACGGATTGGCAGTTCGGCGATGACGGCTTCACAGCTGACGATCTCCGTGAATGGGCGCTCAACAGCAACGCCATAGAAGCCACCCAATACCTCGCTCGAACCGAGCAAACCCTTCCTTGAAAGGACCAGCTCAATGAACTCCCAGGCATTCATCACCACACGCAACCACAAAGCCGACGCAGCCCACCTCAACAGACAAGGCCTGCACGTCGCCGTCACCACCGACACTGACGGAACACCATTCCTTGTCCTCACGATGCCAAACGGGCGACTGCACTACGTGAACCCAGGCGACGCGCTCATCTGGAACCCCAACCACAAGCCGATCTCCGCAGCGGTCGTACCAGAACCCCTCGTGACAGCACTCACGGAGCACATCTCCTCACTCATCTCAGCAGCAACCAAGAAGCACCGCCGATGAACGCCGAAGACATCCTCAACGCCCTACGCCACCACTACCCGACGGCAGCATTCGTTCCCGAGCTCACTATCAATGACGAGCAGTCTCTCGCGGACTACTACGAACAGGGCGAGCATGAGGCATTCACGCGCCGCATCGACGCGCTCATGTTCGACAAGCGCATCCGCACGGCCATCGAGATCAAGGTGGACCGAGCCGACGCGAAGAGAGAAAGCCTCGCCAAGGTCCGTGCCTGGCGGCAATGCACGCACAGGTTCCTCTACGCCACGCCGGCAGGCCTCATCGACAGCCCTCCCATCATGAGCGGATCAATCGGCCTCCTCTGGGTCTATCCAGACGGGCGCATTGAGTGGCGCAAAAAGTGCCGCCTCAACCCCTCCCCAGAACCGCTACCTCTAATCGTCCAAGAACGTATCGCACACCGAGCCAGCCGCTACGCCCTCGTCCCCAAGGAACTACGCCCATGACCTTCAACCCGCAAATCACACAAGCCCTACGCCCAGCCGAAGATGGGACCATGAAGCGCAAGAAGAAGCTCCGCTGGGGCAAGACCAGCTGGTGCGTGAAGCCTCCCCGCAAGATCCGGTACCGCACCAAGCTCGACGCGAAGCTCGCCCTCGCCTCCACGCAGCGCTCACGCAACCCGCGACGCGAAGAACGCCGCTACTACAAGTGCCCAGCGTGCAAGGGTTGGCACCTCACCTCACACTGACTACCGCACGGTAATAAACAGTGATACTTTGAGCGCTTGGGTCTCGTTCTTCACGGGGGCTAGACCCAAGCGAAGCGAGTCGCATAGTGTATAACGCTTGCCCAAAAGGGTTGATATATAGCCGAAAGGTGCACTTTGGAGAACATGTTCCTATGCCCTGGTTTAGGTTCGCGCACTATGGTATCCCATTTGGCGTGAGGTAAGCATAAATGCACTGTGACCCACTTAACCAAACATGGGGATAATGTGCCCCCAAAACAGTGGTACCGTTGCCACAACAAACCATCCATGCAGACATGCAGAAAGGAACAATCATGGAACAGAACCAGATCCTCGGATACCTCGGGGGCCTTTTTCAAAAGAACGCGCCGATCACCGACGAGGTGTTCAGCGCCCTCAAGGAGTGCCTAACCCCCTACAACGTCGGCGAAAACACGAAGGTGTCCGGCGACACCGTGCGCATCCGCGCCGCCATCGACTCCCTCGGCTTCCGCCACGGCATCAACCTCGACGCATACGTCGAATACCAGGAGAATGAGGGAGAAGCACCCATTGTCTTCCTCACCATCGAGTCCGAAGACGGACGCTTCTCCTCCCGGCATTCCAAGCTGACCTTCAAGATCAACGAGGTCGGCTACGCGAACACTATCCTTGAGTGTTCCAGCCGTAACGGGGAAGGCTGGCACGCCTACGAAATCCCCACCATGCTTGGTGTGGGTGCGGCGTACTACGCGCTCCTCTCATGGGAGGCCTACAAGGGAATCGAGGCGGGCCGTCTCGAAGCGGTTGCGTGCGAGGATGGCTGGAATAGCTACCTCGAAGACTATCCCGAGGTTGAAAACGACCCACGCACAGAGGAAGAATGCCTCACCTCGGCCCTCATGCTCCTGGCCCAGAGCGCCAAAGAAGCCAGTGATGACGATGACGAAGAGGGGGACGAGTGAACGCCACCTACCTACCCCCGACCAACAAGGCAGCGTCGCTCGCCTCTCTGCTCCAGGTCCACTTGGACCAGGCAGAGCGCATCACCGACCCCCTCACCCACTTGGAGAACATCTCCATGGGCGACCTGCGAGTCATCGACCGCCGCAACGGTCGCGCTTACCTGCGTGACGGCTCCACCATCACTGCTCGCAAGAAGAGCAAGACTAGCGAGTGGGCCGTCGAAACACGAGGCCCCATCCAGAAGAAAGGGGCATTCCTCCAATGAGCTACAACCAGTGGATCTCAGACGTAACGTTCGAGGCAGGAGACCTATCCAAGGCAACCTTCACGCGAGCAGACGAGGAGATGTTCGAGCAGTGGCTCCTCAACTACATCGCCACCCACGATGAGACATGCCAGAAGGGTTACAGGCACGACATCTACTTCATGTTCGCCTGGCACTTCACCTACGGTCCTGACGGGCGACTCACAGACCTGTCAGTCGATTTCCCGTGGGATGACGATTACGTCCCCCACTTCTTCGTCACCGAGCTGGAGGGAACCAGTCTGTTCTTCCGCGAGCGCGGCGTGCGCTTCAAGCTGGTCTTCAACAAGGCTGGCGAAGAGGAAGATGACCGCTGGCAGATCACCACCACCCATGGCGGCGTGTGGGCGGCTCGCGGGAAGCTCGTCTACGGCAAGCGTGAGCGCATTGCCTAAGTCGATGTCGATAACGGTGTGGGTGCCGGGTAAACCCGAGACCCAGGGCTCTACCCGGTGCTTCACGCCCCAAGGATCACGCAAGCCGGTCATCGTTCACGACAACCCCCGGCTCGAAGCGTGGCGCACCGCCGTCACCTTCCTTGTCAAACACGCCGCCCACAAGGCCCGCTGGGACACCCCTCTGGACGAGCCAGTCGAGGTGGTCGCTGAGTTCTACCTCCAACCTCCTAAACGACCACGGTTTAAACTCCCCGCCGTCAAACCCGACCTCGACAAGCTCCAACGAGCAATCGGCGACGCTCTCGGAAACGGGATACTCCGGGACGACAGTCGAATCGTCCACTGGAACGTGTGGAAGCACTACGGCACAGAACAGGGCGTGAAACTCACGCTCACCAGACTCACTCAGAAAGGAGAGGACAACCAATGATGAAGGTAGCGAAAACAACGCTGCGTAGCGTCCTGTGCGCCGCCCTGTTCGCCCTGGGAGCCGTCTCCACGCTCACGTGGCTCATCGGCTTCTGTAGCGGCATCGCAGCCCTGTGTGCAGCAGTGTTCTACCCGTCCCTCGCCACTGACGCAGCGCTTCCGCTCCTTGGAGCCGGGGCCGTCAGCTTCGCCGCTCGGGGACTCTCCATCTTTGGGCTGCGCCTCATGGCCCCGAAAGACAAGCGTCAACCCCTGCGAACCGACCTCATCGGATGGATCGGCTTCGTTGACGACGACACCCTCCGAATGGTGATGGACACGGGAAAGGATGTGCCAGATGGGTACGCGAAGACCACCAACTGACCAGCCGCGCCCCTGCCAGCTCAGGCGAACCCCCGAAGCCATGCAGGTCACCAGCGACAACCTGCGTCAGGTAGCCCGATGGTGCCACGGCGCTCTACAAACCGAGGGCGGCAAGATCGCTCTCATCGAGGTTACAAACACCAGCACCTCACACACCACCACCGCCCACGTCGGCGACTACATCGTGCGCCGATACCGCGGCAACCGATCCATCTTCACAGCCATTCCGCAAGACGAGTTCGAGCAGGAATGGACACTCCGACCCATCAAGAAGGAACCCCGAAAATGAGCAACGAACTACGAATCACCGGCAACCTGACCCGCGACCCCGAGCTGCGCTATACGCAGTCGGGTAAGCCCGTCGCATCATTCACCGTCGCCGACAACCGACGAGTCCGAGACCAGTCCGGCAACTGGGTAGACGGCAACACCCTGTTCATGCAGTGCGCCGCATGGGAAGAGCTCGGCGAGAACGTCGCCGAATCCCTGCGCAAGGGCATGACCGTGACCGTCACCGGCAGGCTCGAAGCCAAGGAGTACGAGTCGAACGGCGTGAAGGTCCGAGGCTTCGAGCTCATCGCCTCCGACGTTAGCGTCTCCCTGCGCCGCCAGCAGGCCACCGTCAAGAAGGTCACCCCTTCCTCCAACAACCAGGGCAACGGCTACAACGGCTACAACCCCAACACTCAGTTCACAACAGACCCGTACAGTACGGGTGCCCCGTTCTAAACCCAGACAGGACACAACAATGGCCAACGCCTCCCACATGTTCCCGTTCATGCTCACTCTCCCTGACGGAACCCTCCACGATGCAGTCCGCATCTACGCGGAAACCCTCCAGGCCGTCGCCGAATGGTGCGGCGGGGAAGTGGGAGGCGCTGCCATCCCTGGCAAAGGCACCGTCGCCGGCATTCTCTACCCCACAGGTAAAGGCCACGATGCGTTCGCGCCCGTCGGCTCCTACCTCCTACGCGGATCAGACTCTACCCAGCACATGAGTGCCGAAGAGTTCAACAAGGTCTACACGAGCCTGTAGCTCATGCCCACCCAGACGGCGCAGCAGATCATCGCCGCAGCACGCCACAACGCAGCCATGCTCCCATCCGAGCAAGCCGCCGCCCGCGAGCGCCGCAACACCGCACGCAAAGCCGCACACAAAGCCCGCGAAGCAGCCAAACCAGTACGCGCCGCCCGCAAAATCCCACCCATCGACGGCGCGCACTGGGTGAGGCGACGCTACGGCTCCAACTGGCTCTACCCAGCCGTCCAACTCACCAGCCCCCACGTCGCACGCCTCATCACCCAATGGGCACCACGCACCACCCGCTACATCGAAACCCCCTCCACGTGGGGACTGTACGTGTGGAACAGCAGGCGCGGACCTGAACCTGTACTCGCACAAGAAGGCTGGTACATTGTGCGCACAAAGTACGGGCTACGAGTAATGCAACCAGCCGTTTTCCAGCGTCTTTACACCCAATGCGAGAAGTAAGCTCGCCTAATACCTGCGCAACAAGCGCAAACGTTGCCACCTCAACCAAAATAAGGTGTAACAATAACCACAACTAATACATTAAAGGCGTACTTTTAGTTGCAAAATAACCACTTTCACAACCCCTACAACCTAATGCGCCAACAAAAACCAAAAATACGCTTGAAAAACATTCAGCGTACATATAGGCTTTCCGCGAAAGCGCGGAGTGAGGGAGTGTCCAACTCCCTCCATCAACACAGAAGGAGACATTCTTGTCCACCAAGATCATGAAGCGTTCGGCCCTCACAAAGGCCGTCACGTTCTTCGCACTCGTGGGTATAGGCGTTATCGCCCACCCTGCAACGGCGACGTTCGCCGCTCCCGAAAACACCACCGACGACACGCCCGCCGCTGCACCCGCCCGCTCCGGCAACGACATCACCGGCAACAACGGCGGCGCATCAACCGCCACCGGCGGCATCCAGATTGACTCGGTGACTGCCACCCGCCAGTACGACAAGCCGAGCGTCGGCTCGTCGGTCAAGGTCCACGTGGACTACTCCGGCAAGAAGGTCACCCAGGGCGCAACCTTCACGATTGGCCTGGGTGAGGGCCTGAAGGTTCCCGCAGGAATGAACAAGGTTACCCTCAAGGCCACCACCCTCGATGGCTCACACGAAGAGAACATCGGTGAGTGCACCGTCACCGACAACGCCCTTAACTGCGAGATCACCGCAGACATTGCTGCCACCCTTGGCGGCAACGGTGACCTCAAGGCCGCATACGTTGACTTCCAGGCCACCATCGACTCGTCTGCGACAGGAAAGAAGTTCGTCGAGATCGTCGTCGCTGGTACCACCTACACCGTCTCCATGGGAGAGGGCGTCATCGGCGAGGGGTACTACAAGACCAAGGGCAAGGACATGTACTCCGACGGCATGGAGAACGGTCTACATCGTCACCGCGGCTTCATCCAGACCGGCGAACTCCCCGGCGGCACAGCCATCACCATCACCGACACGAGCGCCGACGCGATGGCCAACAAGGCCTACTGCACGGCCAACGGCTCCTGGGCCAAGAAGGATGAAATCATCGCGGACAACAACAAACTGTCCGCAGACAAGCACACCATCACCTTCACCATCCCGGCAGGCGATAACGTCAACTGTCGTGTCGCATTCAAGATGCTGACCGAGGGCCTGGTCGCCCACAACGAGGCCACCATCAACGGTGAGACCCTTGTTGCCGAGAACAAGTGGCGTGCGAAGGGCGGCTCCGGCGGCTCTACAGACGAGGACGCGAAGCCTGTCGAGCCTGCGCCGACCCCGGACCTGACTCCTGCTCCCGATCCGAAGCCCACCCCGGAGCCTACGCCTGAGCCGTCCGAGCCTCCGGCTCCCACGCCCGAGCCCTCGGAGCCTCCGGCCCCCACCCCGGAGCCATCCACGCCTCCGGTCACCCCGACCCCAGAGCCCCCCGCTCCCACACCGGACCCGACCCCCGAGGCCCCGAAGCCAGACCCCAAGCCTGAGCCGACCCCCGAGGCCCCCAAGCCGGACCCGAAGCCCACGCCTGAGCAGCCGACCCCGGATACTCCTCCAGTCACACCTGACCCGGAGCCCAGTGTTCCCCCGGTCACCCCGGACCCCAAGCCTTCGGAGCCCCCGGTTACACCTGAGCCCTCCACGCCTTCGGCCACGCCTGAGCCGAAGCCGTCCGAGCCGACCACACCTGCCACCCCCAACACGCCCAGCACCCCGGACACTCCTCCGGTGACCCCGAAGGCCCCCACGCCTTCCGCTCCCGTCAGCAATGGCGGTGGCACGCTGGCTAAGACGGGTGCCGACGCTGGCCTGATCGCTGGCGCTGGTGTGCTCGCCGTCGCCGGTGGCGCGCTCCTGGTGGCCCGCCGCCGCCAGAACAAGAACTGACACCAGTCAGCAAATTGGGAGGCCCCAGAGATGTAATACTCTCCGGGGCCTCCCCCTTTTTCTATGAGGCGAGGTTTTCCCTTGCCTTGCAACGCTTTTAATGTTGCGCAGTAATGCGCGTAATGCTACAGTCGGACATTAAGAAATCGCTTGAAGAAAGGAGCAGTAATGCTCAAGAAATACCAGACCATTGAGCTGATCGACGACGTTGACGGCTCGCCCGCTACCACCACCATCGAGTTCAGTATCGGTGGCGCTCACTACACCATTGACCTATCTGACGAGAACGCAGCCAAGTTCCAGGACGCGCTCGCCCCATACGTCGCTAACGGCCGGCGCGAATCCTCCCGCAAGCAGCATAAGCCTCGTAGTGCAGTGGATCGCGCCAAGCGTCAGAACGCAGCGGAGATCCGCGCGTGGGGTATCGAGAAGGGGTACCTCAAGTCCGCGCGAGGCAGGCTCGGTAAGACCGTCATCGACGCTTACGAGGCTGCACACAAGGAACGTTGACACTCAGCACGTAAGAGACCACCAAGGAAGGAACTCATCATGGCCCGCAACAAGAACATGCCTGCTGTCGCGTTCATCGACATGCACGGCGAGGTAGACCTACGCGCTCTCCCTGTGGGGACGCTGATCGTCACCGTAGGCCCAACCGAGAACGTGACACACGAAGACCGCCAGTACATGAAGGGCAAGCGCACATGGCTCAGCCCTGACGGTGGGCAGTGGGACGACCAGTCCCTCGTAGAAGACCTCAACGAACAGACGCGCGCGGGCCGTCGAGCCATCGCACGCTACGTCCCCACTTACTGAGGAATGGAAGGGGAATAGCTATGTATAACCCAGATGTTCTCGCGGATCTTACCGTTAAGAACGGCGCGAAGATCAAGCGCAGCACAAAAGAGATCAACGACAACATTGCCGCATCCCCGCAGGCAAAGATCGTCGTGCGCGGCAGCACCTACTTTGAAGTGGAAGAGGGGAGCGACACCATCAGCGTAGCTCTTGACGTGAGCGTTTCCGCGCCCGTCATCACGCACGTTGGCGACACGGAAACAACTGACGTGGAGTACAGCCGCAACCTCTGGTGCAAAGCCGTGCTAGATGTGGCAACGATGCGAGTCCAGGAAGGCTCCCTTACGCTTAAAGGACTTTCTTCGAGCGAAGACGTAACTGCAAACAAGGAACGTCTGGTAAAGGAAGCGGAACAGTGCGCACGGGAGCTGGTTTTCTCCCGCCAGCACGTAGCCAACTACGTGACTGGCCTCCCCTATAGAGAGCACGCCAACCCGATCTACCCGCCGAACAGTGATGAGACACCCGACTGTGGCGACTCCATGGATTACGTCCAGGCGATTCGCTTGGGCCTCGTGGAGAACCCCGAGCCCTGGCTGCAAGCTCTTGTAGACGACTTGCGTGGCCAGTGCCGCGCACTGTTCGACGGCGACGAAACCTACTGCGATCCGGCCAGTGCAGAAGCCGGTAACGGCTCTTTCTCGAACGACCTCTACCCAATTCGAGACAGGATCCATAACATCGTCCTTGCTGGCATGTGCGGCAAGGGGGACTGGGCAGTGTACGCTCCGCTGATCCGCGCAGCCGCACCCGAAACCGTGAGCAAGCTGTACAGGCTCCCAGAAGAACTCCCGCTGCTGAAGGTGTCCGATCTGCCGGTCTCCGCCGAAGACACGAAGACCCTAGGAGAACTACTCTCCACCATGGAGCTGATCGAAGTGTCTACGCCCGACCAAGGAAAGCTGGTTGAGCACTACCAGCGTTTGCGGAAGCTACACGAAGGCTTCACGCACTACGCCGAGCTCTGGGAACGTCTTGCAGAAGGGGACGCAGGGGAGGATGTGGTTACGCGCATCGCCGACTACAACGAGCAAGTCAACTCCGTCGAAGACTGCTCCAACACCATCGCAGACGCACTCAGAGCCGTGGAGCGGACTCTCAAGGTCAACGGTGTCATCCGTTACCTGTACCAGGCCCAGGAGAAGCGCGGTAAGGTCAAGCCCCTGCAAGACCTGGACTGCCTCGCACTAGGCGCATACGTTCAGGACTCGCCCGACGTAGACCAATTGGAGGCGCGATATGACGGCGTGACTCTCATGGAGAAGATACAACAAGGCGATAAGCCTCTCCGAAAGCTGAACTCCTTCTTCTTCTACGAATGCGAGTTCGCGCAGAAAGAAGAGGAGAAAGGAAACGTCGCGCGCGTGTACAGCGACAACGCCGACTTCCTCGCGCGCTATTTCCCGTTCCCGTCTATCGCGTGTATCCGCGCTGCCAAACCCCCGCATTACGGGGACGGCAACATGGACAACACGAAATTGGCCGCGTTGACCATCAGCGTGCTCACGCATAGCCGGAAGCCGTGGGCAAAAGACCCGCATCACGCTCTGATGGAGGCTTTCGTGGCTGCTGGAGCGTATGACGTGGCATACGCAGATGCCCACTCTGACAGGAGCTCTCTTGTCAGTAGCGACCTGTCAGCAATTGAGCCTCACTATAGGGTGATGGATCCACTGCTCGAGGCGAGCAAAACGCTGTACGAGGATCTGCACAGGACGTACTTGCTGCCTCATCGCGACGAGGACACCGTATTTGAGGTCGCTCAACTGTTCGTTGACGACATCAACTCCATCTTGCCGATGCTTGACGACCTGCACAGCCTGAATAAGCAGTGGCTTGCAGTCAAAAACTACCTGCTCGGCAGTGGAAGCTCGCTTGATGAGGACTACCAGCAAGAGCAAGAACAGCGCATCCCAATCGTAGGGCTGCTGATGGAGAAACTGTCTCTCACAGACACGGATCTGGAGCGTGTTGGTCTGAGTCGTCAGCTTCTTCTCGGAGAGGGCGAGCCTCTTTCTAGGTTCCTATTGGAGAATAGGCTCGTCAATGAGAGAGGTGGGATCCTCTTTGAGGAAAACAAACCACATGGATATTATCAGTTCATACTGCCGGACCACTGGAGCTTTGTTTTCGAGAACCCCGATCCCCGCCACATTGGTAGGACTCTATTTAAGGTCGCAGTTCCCATGTCTCTGCTTGGGAAGCGGTGTGGTGGGTTGCAGGAGACCGTAGTAGCTGAGCTCATTCGAGCGTTCAACTACTCGGGCTCTTCGCGACGTGATGTTGTCTTCACAAAGGAAGAGTCCGAGAAGATCCTTGACTACGCGCAAACCGGGGACATTGACTCTTCCGACACCGTACTTTCTTGGGGTGATGACCCTGAGTCTTATTGGGATACGTTTAAAGCAGTTGCCCACAAAGCGCGGAAGCCTAGTCCCATAGCTAAGGTGGCGGATCAGGAAGCCTTCATTGGGGGCTCGATCATGAGACTGGACTACGACTGCCATATCATCCTTAGCCGCTTGATCGCATTTGATGTGGATGACACGAAAGCAGCAGATGAGCGCGCGCGTTTGGCGAGAGAAATCAGATCGCGTTGGACACCTAACGCTTACTACCACAACTGCGTTGACAGAAACGATCTGGTCATTGCGGTTGGTGGCACAAGTAAGGGCGACACGAGCGTGTTGGACGGAAAAACGGTTCTACACTTCCGAGGAACAATAGGCGACTTTCTCAACGCTGACGAACAAGGCTACGTGAAGATCTCTACACGTGAAGGAGCAGTGTTCTGTGGAGGCGATCCTCGGACACAATGCACGTATTGGCGGTTGGAGAGCCGTTTCCAATACGAGTTCGTGCGTAGGTACATGAGATAGGCGGAAGAGCGCCGGATGATCGTGCCCGCGCGAAGGGGAGGGGTCTACTTTCGGGTAGATCCCTCCCCTCTGCTGTGTGCGAGGCTTAGTTCAACTCACTGTAGTGTCACTGCCGTCAGTACTCGAGGAGGTGGTGGATGAACGAGGGGCACGTGTAGGGCGTTGCTCCGAATCGTCCTTCGAGGTAGTTCTTCGTGATGTTGCTTCTCGCCTGTAGGTTGGTGAAGTCGGAGAGCTGGTAGAGCATGGTAGCCTTGGCGCTGTTCTTTTCTGTGAACCAGATGCGCTCGCGGTTGCGGATGGGGCCGCGGCCAATGTCCATGAGTGCGATGTCGTGGGTCGTGAAGATGAGCTGGGCTCCCGTCTGGTTGACGGTAGGGTCAGTGAACCAGCTGATAACGGTTCGACCAAGCTCCGTGTGGAGGTAGGCGGTCAGGTCGTCCACGACAAGCAGCTGCCCGCTGGTTAGCGCGTCAACGGCTGTAGTTGCGAGGGCCAACCACATGATGCTCCCCGAAGACGCTGAGAGCGCCGTATGGGGGACTGCGCGCGCTCCGTAACGGAACTCGAGGAGGTGGGGGAGGGCTCGCGCAAGGGAGGTTTCCGCAGCCTCTCTGTCTACGGGCGTGTGGTGTGGGGAGCGCGCTGGCCGCTGGGGGGTGTGTAGTTCGATGCTCGTAGTGCCAAGGTCTGCGACCTGAGCGAGCGTGCTTAGGGCCGTCGTGTCGAGGCGGCGCGACAGGAGGTGCCTGGCGATATGCAGGTATGCGTCCTCCATCGAGGGAGCGCCGACACGGAAGACCTTGACCCCAGTCGTGAGCGCGTCGCGGACGGGTTTCATCTGCGGGTCGCCCATGAGGGACGCTCGAGTGAGAACCAGTTCGTTCACGTTGACATGGGGGAGGCCTTTCAGGCCGGTCACAGCCCCGTGCATGTCGCGCGAGTAGATGGTGTTCCACCGCTTGCGGGCAACGCGCAGACACTCCTCCGCAATGCCCCCTGCGTTCCGGGACAGGCTGTACTCGTAGCGCATGTCGTCGTGGATGAAGTTGATGCTGTAGCAGGTGGGCTTCGACGTGTCGTAGGGCCTGTAGGGGAGCGCGTTCGCTCCCAGGGGCAGGAGGGTAGTGATCGCGCTCTTCATGTGGTGGAGGGCTTCTAGGATGTTCGTTTTCCCAGAGCCGTTGGGGCCGTAGATGCCCGCGAGGCGGTGCAGGTGGTCGCCCCACTGGGTGCCTTCTGGCGGGTTGAGGGTGTGTAGTGTCGAGTGGGTGAGGTTGAGGGTGGCCTCATCCCTGATCGACTTGTGATTGCTGATTGTGAGGTTAAGCAGTTGCATACTCACAAAGTAGCACACATGAGCGACATTATGATATTTTTTATCACGAACGCGCCGAACAGTGTTCCGTCCCAGGAAAGCGAGACCATCATGACGGAAGCCCACTACGTCCCACTTGGCAGGGACACCAGGTTCCAAAACCTGCTCAAAGAAGCCCAACAAGCGGGCCAACGCATTGAGCATCTTGTCGAGCCAAAAGATAACAGCCTAATGCCAACCCCCGAGCTCGAGTACCACTGGGGCCAAACCCAGCGCTTCCTTGTAGATGTCCTCCACATGAAGGATGCGAACATCTTCCCCGTGGCGCATTGGGCATGGCTCACCTCCCTGTGGATAAAGGCCGCGAAAGACGACTGGACGCGCCAGCTGCACGAGCTCAGCGGCGTGCTCGTCGCGCCAGATGGGAGCATCGTCGGCTACACGACATGCGTGCCGACCAGCTGCGCCTCCGGTGCAGAGTGGGGCAAATCTGTTCTCAGGCTCGACACGCGCGCAGACTACGGCCTCGACGTGAACAAACCCGTCCCGGTGGGGAATGGCTACTGGTTCGCACACCCCGCCATCATGCACGGACAGCAGATCGCACACGTCCGCTACGTCAGCGTTGGCATGGGAGCTGTAGGTAACGTGTAGCGAAAACACCAATGAGCACTACGTCAAACGACCTCGACGGGATCCCTGTCGAAGCAACGAGTCTTCCCCCGTCACTTCCTACTGATGTGCGCGCCGCCGCCCTCGAGTATGCCTACAGGGGCGTGACGCTCAGCAAGCACCTCAACCAATATGCGGGGTTTCCACAACCTCAACCCCTGGATGTGGCAGACATTGCGCTTGATCCTCCACATGCAGCTGAACTCCTGCGCACTGAATGGGGGCTTTCTGACAGGCCAGTCCACAACATGATGCGCCTCCTCGAAACGGTGGGAGTGCGCGTCTTCTCTCTCAGCCAGGGACAAGCAGAGGTCAGCACGTTCTCCTTCATGTGGGAGGGGGTGCCTTACGTGTTCCTGCAAACAGGGCGTAATGCTGTAGCGCAGAGGTTTTCCCTCGCGAGCGAGCTAGGGCACCTCGCCATGCACGCCACCGACACTGAACCAGCTGGCACGCTGCGCAGGATCGAAGATGCCGAGAACTTCGGGCGAGCGTTCCTCATGCCACCATGCGCGCTTTATGCCCACGGGAACATGTGGACATCGCTCGATGTAATCAGTACCTCCAACAGGTACAAAGTACCCACGGAGGAACTTCTTCATCGCCTGCACGCTCTCGGTGTCATCAGCAATCACCAAAAGACTGAGGTCGCCGCCGACATCAAAGGGGATCGCCCTAGCTGTCCTGTCGAAAGGTCGGAGCGCCTACAGCGCGTCAGGCTCCACACGCTACGCGAAGCTGCCAGCAAAGCCGACATCAACGTCGCAACAGCATCCGAGTACCTGCGCGCCCTGACCATCCAATCCGTATAACCAACTGGCATGAGCCCCTAGCGGCACTCTGCCCCTATAGGCACAATCATCCAGAGAGGAACATCGTGAGGACATTCTTCATCGTCCGAGGAGCACCCGGTATCGGCAAGAGCACCTTCCTCAGCCTCTACCAGGCCCGCGGCCAAGTAGTCTCCCTCGACGCGATCCGCGACGTGTTCGCCATGCCCGTCCCCGATTGGGACGGTGTTCCCGGAAGGTCCGTCTGTGGGGATACTGAGGGGACGATCTCCCGCGTCCTCAAGTCTGCCCTGCGGTCGCGCTTCGAGCAGGGCGGCGACGTGTTCTTCGACGCGACCAACCCGGAGCTGCAACAGTTTAAGCACCTCGCCGACCTGTCCCGCGCCTACGGCTACCAGGTCGCCATCATCGACATGCAAGGCAATGCCACCGACGACATGATCCTCACCCAGAACGAGAAGCGAGCGGGCACCGTCACCTACGTCCCCAAAGAAGACGTGCTCAGAATCTCTGCGAGGGTCCGTGAAGGTGCACGCGAGTGCCGCCGATACGCCGGGCGTGGCATGTGGGTGTCTGCCCAGTGGGAAGAACGCGACTGTGGGCTGCACCTGGTCAACCTCGATGCCATGCGCGACTTCGTGCGCTCCACCATCGACGGGTACTACGTCAAGACGATCACCCCGAAAGTGGGGGAGCGCGTCGTCATTGTCGGGAGCGCCTACGGTGGCGCTCAAACCCTCAGCCAGGCACTCATGGAAGCATGGGACGCGACCAAGGACGCGCGCGCCGTGACGTGGGTATTTCTCGGGGCTACGCTCGCATCCAGCCCACACGTCGCCCAGGCGTGGAAGATCCTCAAGTACTTCGAGACCCAAGCCAAGCAACACGGCCACACCACCATCTTCCTTGAGGGGCTAGATGAGACCTTCCTGCGCGAAATCCTCACACGCGCCACCAGCCCCGACATCTTCCCCGAAGCTCGAGAAGTTATCGACGCAATCACCCAAACGGGAACACAGAAACGCGACCTCCTGCACCACCTGAACCACCTCACCTGCGCGCTCACCATCCACACGGACAGAGGCACCTACTACGTCACCACCGGCGGCACCGCAAACCAGGACCGCACCCTCACCGCCCTCGAGTGCACCAACGGCGCAAACGACCGCACCAGCACCTACCGTAGGAAGATCAACTACGAGGACTACCCGGAACCCCTCAGTGAGGCAGCAGCCCGCTCCGACATCACGATCATCCACGGCCACAGGAACACACTCCACAACATGCCCCGACTCGTCGTCCTCGAAACCGCAACCGCGCCCGGTTACGTGATCCTCTGACCAGTCGCCAACACTCACAGACCACAACCGCTTTCACGACGAAAGGAACACCCCTCATGGGACAACGAGGCGTACACGCCACAATCACTCAAGACGAGCGCACCGGCCTCGTTACCGTCAACCACGTGACGGTCCAATGGAGCACGCACATCGCCCAAATCATCCAGTTCGCCCTACAGCACGCGGGCAAGGACGGCTACACCCAGGACGAGTTCCTGAAGCTCCTCAAGAAGACCGTCGCCGACATGGAGCACATCAGCGCCTTCAATTGCTCCGACGAGGATGATACGTACTACGACCGTCACGACCCCATGGAGGGCTACTGCTTCGTCGCCCACAACCATGAGGACGGGAAAGAATACCGCCTCGGCATTGACGACGGTGACGGCCTGCTTCTATCGAAGTGCAAGGAGTCGGAGCGCTTCTCAACCCCTCGCGCGTTCGCCAAACGCAAGGCGGCTGAAAAGTTCATCAAGGAACACGGTCACGCTCAGGATGCGGTGTCGTACCTATGGGATCTGGATACCAACCAGTTCACGTTCTTCACCGTCCGGGGTGCTCTCGAGGCCTACGACTTCGCAACCGGCGAGACTGTCACCTGCAAGGAGATCACCTACAGTCTCGACCAGCTGCGTCACCCAAACGCATCCGTCAAATACAACGGCAGAATGTCGTCAAAACGGGTCATCCCATTCTACGAGGGAGCACTCCCCGCAGAACCTCCCGCTGAGGAGGAGAGCGAGTCCGACATTGCTCTACGCGCAAGCAAGCGCCTCCCCCTCCGGTGGCCAGGCGGCGATACTCCCACCCACGCCCGCATCGCACTGCTGAATCGCAGCTCAGCCCAATACGCTGCCGTCGTTTGCGCCGAAGGCAAGGAGTTCCCCGTGAATCTCCTGACCGTCGATCAGACGCTCGAGGGCAGGGCTATTGACCGCAACCCCTTCGTGTACGACCCTCACGTCGAAAACGAAGCGCAGCCCGCCTACGTCGTCACCGACTTCTCTGGCAACCCCCAGATCGGAAGCGGCGAATGGGAGTTCTCCAAGATCAGCGCCAAGACCGGGCGCGTGGACCTGTCCCGCACCTACAAGGTCACCGGCAACCTGGAAGAAAACACTCTCGACGAGCTGTTCAACAAGGCCGTCAAGGGTGGAGCTCACAAGCCAGACGCATACTACGGGCGTAAGCCTGTGTGGCTGGCAGACCTCATCCGCGACGTGAGCACTGGTCCGTGGACGCTCGGCGATGTGGAGTACTGGTCGAAGCGCTGCGATGTGCCCTTCGACTACGAGACGCAGATGCCCGACACCCCGGAGGGCCTACAGGAGGCGTTCGAGCAGAGCGCCACCAAGTACGCTGACGCGATGAAGCCTGACCTCGTTGCGTTCCCGAAGGGCAAGCCCGTCAATAAGCGCCTCGATGAGATTCAGCGCCGCTGGCTCCTCGGCTTTGCCGGCCGTTCCGTTATGCCCGACGAGATCGAACTGTCTCCTGTCGCGGACGGCAAGTTCGTCGAGGCCTACGTGAAGTCCTGGGAGCGCTCCCTCGTCATCCCCATGGGGGATGCTCTCGACAAGCTCGTCTACCGTGCCCTGGCGGCAGCGGTCTATGACTACGCGGGTAACCGCAATGCTCCGCTGACGAACCTGCGCCTCACAGCGAAGGACAGTGAGGCCATCATGTGTGCTGCGTTCTCCCCCGCATGGTCAGCAAGTAAGCGCCTCAACAACCGCCAGGCTGTCATCAAGCTGAGCGACTGGATCGCGAAGCACTAACCCTGTGAGGGCCCCGGTCGTGCGACATCCCCATGGCCGGGGCCCCTCTACATCCCAACTAGGAAGGCTCCGTAATATGACCGAACAATCCGCTCTCTACGCGACGATCAACCGCGACGCTCGCACCGGACTCATCAGCGTTGACTACATGACCGTCAACGACGGCGAGTTCACATTCCTCGCCCTCCAGCACGCCCTCCAGCGCGCAGACAAAGACGGCTACAGTCGCAGCGACTTCCTGAAAGTCCTCAAGAAAACCATCCGCGACATGGGGACAGTCGATAGGTTCGCCCTGATCGACTCGAACGGCGACTACAGTTTCGACGGCAGCGCACCCCTCAAGGGATACTCCGTCGTCCCCTTCTACACGGAAGAAGAAGGAAGCTCCGAGCCTAGCTACGTCGGCTTGAGCAACAGGAGCGTCGTCGAGCGCAGCAGTGAGGCGCGCGCGTTTGCTCGCCGTGAAGCAGCCGAGGCGTTTGTCAAGACCCACCCCAGTGTCCAGGAGGGCGTGTCCTTCCTGTGGGATATGGACAGCGATCAGTTCACGTTCTTCGCTCGCGAGGGGTCCAGTCTCGAGGCCTACGACTTCGCATACGAAGAGATCAGGACGTGCCGAGAGGTCACCTACAGCATCGACCAGGTGCGCCGAGCCGCAGGTGAAGTCATGTACGAGAGCGACGGGGAAGAGGACACCATCATTCCCCTGTACGACGGGCCCCTTGCTGAGGAAGACGACGAGCTTACGGACCATGAGCGCTGCGTCAAAGCCCACTCGAGACTCCCCATCCTCTTCCCCGACAACGCCAACCACGAGATCAAGCAAGTCACCATCGAACTCCACAACCGAGTGCCCTCCCAGTACTTCGCACTCGCAACGTTCGACAACGAGTACGAAGGTAGGCACTCATGCCCGACGAACCTCCTGCGTATCGACCCCAGGCTCCTCAACGCTGACATCTCCCATAACCCGTTCGTCTACACGCCACCGGCATCAGAACAGGCCAGCTACCCCGCCTATGTCATCACAGGCTTCAAGGGCATCCTGTCCACATGGAGCGGTGACTGGCAGTTCTCCAAAGTCAGCACCACTACCGGGCGCGTAGACCTGAACCGCACCTACAAGACGACCGGCTCTCTCGACGAGAACACACTCGACGACCTGTTCAACCAGGCCCTCCAAAACGGCGCACAGGAACCCACCCCACTGGTACACCCCACCCCCGAATGGGCCGAAGAGTTCATCACGGCGATCAGTACGGACCCCTGGACCGTCGCAGACGTAGAACAGTGGTCCCACATCTGTAGAGTCGCAGGCGGTTACCCCTTCCCCGACCTTGAACTCGACAAGCAGCAGGCACAGAAGGCCTTCGAGGAGAGCGCATCCAAGTACGGGGCCGTCCTAGACACGAACATCGTCCCCTTCCCCAAGGAGAAGGAACTCGAGTCTCGCCTGCGATACATCCAGAAGCACTGGCCAACAACCGATGCCAGCGAAGAACAGCAGCAGATCCACCCGTCAGAGATCGAGATTGCCCGCATCTGCGACGGCACCCTCGTCGCCGCCTACGTCAAGCCCTGGAAGCGCACCATCGTTGTCCCCATGTGCGACGCTCTCGATAAGATCGTCTATCGAGCGATGAGCACCGTCGAAGCAGCTGGCCTCAACGCGCCGACAAGCTCGACGGTACTGCGCGTGACTTCCCCGAAGAACACAGAAAGCGTCATCTGCTCTGTGTTCTCACCCGCATGGGCCCGCGCCCTCGCCCCCGAAGGGGCTACAGCAAAGGCCCCCACCCTCGAGCAGTGGATGCAGTACTGCTGACCACTCGCGCCCCGGTTGCCTCACGCTCATCGTAGGGTGGCCGGGGCGCTCGCGTAAGCGTCACCGCATCAACGAAAGTGATGCTCTCCCCATAAAGCCAACGCCCCACAACCACTGGGGAACCACGGAAGGAACAAGCAAATGGCATCCCTGCCCCCAATCAAGTGGCCCACAGGCCGCACCCCCTCCAAGGTTGAGATCTTCGCTCACCAACACAAGGGCGGTCGCGTCGCCCTCCACGTCGTTGAACTCGACACTCGCCTCATCTACCCGGCGTTCCTCCTGGAGGATATGACCGGCCACTGGAGCAGCACTGAGGGCTGGCGTTCCAACCCATTCCTGTGGGTCAAAGGCAACGAGGGGGACACGCGCATCCTCCACTTCAAGGGCAACCCCTCCGCGTGGGAGGGCGTGTGGCAGACGCAGAACAAGGTCCGCGACGTGAAAGCACTCCCCGCCTTCGCTAACACGTACAACGACGGTGTTGACCGCAAGAGCGACGAGCTCATCAACAGCTTCACCTACGAGCAAGCCAGCGAAGGCCACGGGCCTCTCGAGGACACTAAGACCGCCGACACTCTCCGCATCCCCCAATCGTTCTACACGACGTGGAGCAAGACGCGCGCTGACTACCTCGCCGAGTACGACAAGTACGTCGGCATGACCCCCGAGCCCGGCGGCAACGTCACGGTCGCCCACAAGGAGTTCTGGACGAAACTCTGCCAGAAACAGAAGGGCGGCGAGGCTATCCTTCCGTACACGCCAGTCGCCTCTCTGTCTGACGAGCGATACCTCCTGCTCCGCGACACGCCACTCGCAGACAAGAATGATCTGGAAGGCCTTGTCCCCTTCAAGAAAGGCACCCCCGAGGAGAAGCGGGCAACGTACATTGCGAAGAAGTGGGGAGTCGCGGACCCCCGCACAGGCAATCTCATTGGCTTCGACCAGATCCGCGTCGAAACCAGCTTCACCGGCAAGACCGCAACCGTCTACGTCGCTCCCTTCGACATGACGTTCCTCATGCCGAACATGCCGGCCCTCGACAAGGAGATCTACCGGAACCTTGGCAAGATCATCGAGCTCGTCAAGGCCTACGACCCAGCCCTCGATGTGACCTACCCGCAAGGCGCATACACGTCGCCGACGAGCTTCCCCCTCCAGCGCGTCACCAGTCCCCACTGGATTGTGCTCTCACGGAACTTCAACGCCCTGACTGCACCAGACCCCACCGCCCGCAGGTCACGGACAATGACCCTCAGCGAATGGGCGCACGCCAACTAACCCCATAACGCGGAGGGGCAGGAACACTCACACCCTGCCCCTCCGCTTCACCATCTCGAAAGGACCACGACAGGAACACCCGCCATGCTGACCAGCCCCTACCAGCAAACCAGCAACCAGCCCATCTCCGTGTACGGGCAACCCCTCGGAATGCCAGAGTTCGACGGCGAGGACTACGACAAGAAACAGAAGCGCGCCTACACGGCGTTCCTGCGGTCCCGACCCGCCAACTACCTCCCCACCCTCGAAGCGCTACGCCCCCAAGGATGGGACATCCCGCGACTGTTCGAGACCGACCGCTTCATCGTCACCGAGCCTTGGGACGCATCCCTCCCCGACGTTGCAGCCCCCCTGAAAGGCAGCATCGCCTTCCGCTACGACAAGCCCCTCGAGGTCACGACCTACGACGAGTACTACCAGAAAACAGGCACACAGCCCGTCACCTGCCCCTCTGGCAGCATCCCCATCGCCTCGCAAGTCAACCTCCGGCTCTCCCCAGAGCAGGCAAACAACATGCCTGACGGCTTCAAGTACGCCCAACGCGCCCCACGGTCAGACGAATACCCTGACGGAGCGTTCCTGTACTGCGTCCCTAAGACGTTCCTCGACAAGATCGTCCCCTACACGCTGATGCTGTCCCGTAAGCCCCTCGCGCGAACCGTCGAACGCTACATGTTCCCCCTGTGTGCCTACAACACGTCCCTGTACCTGTCCGTCGTCCGTGAGTCCCCCTTCACCACCCGCTACCGGGACACTGCCCCCATTGCCCTGTGGGCTCAGTACAACAGCAACTTCGACAGGGCCATCACCATCCTCATCGACATGTGGGGGAGCCAAGGATGGGTACCCGTGCGAGGCCAATACGCGCTTAGCACCGGCGAAGACCTCGCCTACAAGCATGACCTCTACGACGACAAACTCCCAGCCCCGCCCATCAACTAGCCACGAAGGACAAGCACCTCATGACCACGCAACGCAGACACCACGCTACGATCTCCGGCGAAGATCTCTACCGTCGCGTCATCGAAACAGCCCGAAGCGGGAAACGCCTCCCCGCAGGAGCGCTCCTCGATGCCGACAACTACGCTGATTTCATCCGCGCCATGACTAACGCCAACAACATGGATGACAACATGGCGGCAGTAGTGCGCCGCTACCTGGGACTGGCGCACTCTGTCCAGCTCGACCCCGTTCAAGAGTACGACCGTTTCTACCACCGGCTCTTTAACATCCCCACCCGCCCACAACCATTCAAAAACCCCATCGAGACCGACGCGCAGATCCTCAGCGGCCCATACGGCCCCTACCTCTACCGGCAGCTCATCCGCCACTCGAACGAGAAAGCAGCCGCCAACTTCCTACGAGACCTGTGTGCCAAGTACCCGAAGACAATGGAAGGCTCACTCCTCTACGTCCAGGCTTACGGCGGTATGCCGAACAACTGGTCCACACTGGCCCTCAAGGCTGGCGGGACCAAAGTGCGCGAGTGGGCTCAGGCCCTCATCCAGGACACCACCGCAACACGCGACGAGATCATTTGGACTATGCAGAAGCTCAAGGACGGCTTGTCTGACCCCAGCGTCACCGACGAAGACAGGGCGACGCTCGCAGGCGCAATCGCTGGCGCAGTCGTGAGAAAAGACGGCCCTGCCCACGTCTACAGCTGCCTACACCACTGCGGCCTGCTTGATCTCTGTCTCCACCACTTCGGACACCTGCTACCCCGCTGCTGGGTCCAATCTCCCATCAGCGTTGCAATGAACCAGGCTCACTCCTACGAGTGGGGAGTCTGGGCAGGGTTCGCTCCCGTCGCTAGCCTCTACCTCGCAGAAGACGAAACCGCCGAGCCCAGCATCAACAGAGGCGAATACGCGCACACGTTCTTCAACGCATACGACGCTGCCCTCGCCGCCGCACGATCAACCCCCCTCATCAAAAAGCGATGGAACTACCTGGCGATAAACAAAGCGCCAGAACACCTCATCGACATGTGGCTCAAATGTGTCACTGGACGCATCGATGAGTGCTACGACTACTTCGACGAGCACTACGTCGGCGTGCCAGACGGCCTCTGGGACGAAAGCATCGAGCCCGCATGGGACGTGCACTACGCCCTCATGTACCTCGTATGTAGCCATGTTGTCCCGCCTGGCCTCTACAAGCGCCTCAAGCATGACGACGCAGTAATGGCGCTCCTGTTCCGCTACGAGGCCGTCTCCGTCGCGGGGCTGAATACCAAAGATCGTTCCCGTCGAACAACCGTGGACGAGATGATGAAAGCCGAAGGCCTCAGTGAGGCAACCAAGCACCTCTACGTCGAAGAGCTCGACTATATCAACAGCGAAGCTCGACGCACGCGCCCCAAGAAGTAACCCCCAGGTGAGGCCCTGCCAGTTCGTGCCGGCGGGGCCTTACTCATCTTGAAAGGACAACCTATGACCAGCCAGAACTGGACCCTCACTCCCAGCGGCTACTGCTACCCCGATGACTCTCCCGCAGAAGGGTTCCAGCTTCCTCTCAAAAGCGCCCCTCCTGTGCCTGTGCCTGTTCGCATTGTGAGCTTCCTGAGTGCCCTCACTCAGCAGCAGGTGAGCATCTGGGACTCCCAAGACCCTGACACTGCGCAGCTTGTGTCGAAGCTCGACGAAACGCGCATCTCCCAAGCGTTCTTGACCGCTGTCACCAGCACAGGACAGTGGGGGTGGCTGCATGTCCCCGTCGATCATGAATCAGGCAGGGTCGGTTTCAACACGATCTGGGTTCTCCCTGCGGGTGGGGGACAGGCGTGAGAGGTGTTGCAGGTGTCTTACAGGACACAGCAGATGTACGTGGCCGCGGCTTCTACCTGGTCGATGAGGTGAGTGGGCGCACCGTGCAGGTGTGGGTGCGCGAGCAGGCGGTACCGCTGATGCGCCGAATGCTCGGCGTGAGAGTGCTGGTTGTCGGGCGTATGGATGATGCGGGGAGGGCGGTGTTCGCTGAGGATGTGCGTCCGTGTCCGATCTTCGACCCATCCAATATGTGACCCATCTAACCAACATTGTGAATATTGGGACTTGCGCATCCAAAGTGGACGACATATGCTATGAACCATCCCAAACAGGGATACTACTTCACTCGACAATCCAACCAATCAATCCAGAAGGAACAATCATGAACACCAAGAAGATCATCGCAGCGCTCGTCGCATTCACTGCCGCCGCCACCCTCGGCGCGTGCACCAACCCTGGCAAGGAGATCGCTCCCTCCAAGGACAAGACTCCCACCCCCAATGCGCAGCCGACCACCCCCGCGCCTGCGCCCACAACTCCGGCCCCCAGCACTCCGGCCCCCAGCAACCCCACTTCTCCGCGAGTGCCCGTCTCTCCCGCGCCGACCACCCCGCAGCTCGGTCAGGGCAGCGGCTTCTATGGCTACACCAGCACCGCCTCGCAGCCCACTTTCTCAGATGGTGGCTACGACTACACCATCCCGGCGGACAATACGGTCTCGGCTGATACCAGCCATGCCGCCGCCCAGGCGCGCTTCGCCGCCGCCCAGGCCGCACTCCTGGACGCAAACAACGCCCTGACCGACGCGCAGAACAAGCTCTCCGCAGCTCAGGATGCGGAAACCGCCGCCCAGAGCGCGCTTACGGACGCGAAGGCCAAGGAAGCCGACGCGAAGGACGCGCTCGATGCCGCCATGCAGGCTAACCCCGCCGGGTCCGTGGCCTACATGAAGGCCAAGAACGACCTCAACGACGCGAAGGCCGCAACCGTCGCCGCCCAGAAGAACCTCGAGCAGGCGAACGCCGAGCTGGCTAACGCTCGCACCCAGGCCGACAAGGCCAAGAGCGAAGCCGACACCGCTCACTCCGAGCTTGACAAGGCGAACACTGCCCTCAAGGATGCGCAGGACCGCCTCGCCGCCGTCATGGCCGACCAGGCCACTCGAGCGCACGCCGCTGTCGATGCGGAAGCTGCTCTGGACTCCGCGAAGGACGCGAACGCCGATGCGCAGGCCAAGAAGGATGAGGCGAAGGCCGCTCTCGAAGCGTCTACCGCCTCCCTGAACGAGGCTCAGGCGAACCTCGATGCGGCCAAGCGCGCCGCCCAGGCCGGTGGCATCAACTGGGATGCGCTGACCGTCGCTCAGAAGCAGGATCTCGTTCGCGCGTTCCTGCTCCAGATGATGAACGACTACCGGAGCCAATACCGACTCCCCGCGGCCCCCATCGGAGTTGACGTGCAGGCATTCGCTCAGGCGCACGCCGACACCAACCCCGGCTACATGGTTGGTCCCAACATGGCCGACTGGGATAAGGGCAGCGCCGACGGTCTCACCAACCGCCCCTACGGCTCCCTGTCCACAGGTACTGGCTGGGAGGGCCGTAACCCCCTCGAGGCCGCTCAGGCCGCATTCGAGAAGTTCCGCGCCAACCGCTACGGCGATGCGACCATGCTCAATGAGCGCATCAACGCCTTCGGCATCGGCGTGAGCGAGGACGGCCACATCGCCGTCGTCGGCTTCGTCGCCGATGAGAACACGAAGGGCGCGTACACCTACGCGCCGACCGGCGTGGACGTGTGGGGCGGCAAGGAGATCCCGCAGGCCACGAACCCGACCTACTCTCCTTCCCACTCCTACCCCGGCTTCGAGGGTGAGGTGGAGACGAAGGAGGCCCCCAAGGTCACCAAGGCTGACGGAGTTGACCTCGCGCAGCTCGAGCGCACCCTGAACGACGCTCAGGCCACCGTCGCCCGCAACAAGGAGGCCGCCGAGAAGGCCACTGCCGCCGCCGACAAGGCTCAGGCTGACCTCGAGGCCGCTCAGGCCACGCGCGACCAGGCAGTCGCAGACCGTGACAACGCCGACCCCGCCGCTGCACGCCAGGCTGTGACCGAAGCGTCTGACGCTCAGGCCAAGGCGCAGGACAAGGCCACCCAGGCCGACGAGTTCGCCCGCGAACAGGCTGAGCAGGTCACCCCCGCCCAGCAGAACGTCGAGAAGGCCACCCAGGCCGCAACTGAGGCCGTCAAGGCTCAGGAAGCCGCCCAGGAAGCCTACGACACCGCCGCCAGCAACGCTGCGGACATCGTAGCCGCCGACAAGGCCCTCACCGATGCTCACAAGGGCACTGAGGATGCGCTCGCGGGCGTTGCTGACGCGGTTGCCAACCGTGTCGAAGCTGAGGATGCCGTCGCCTCCGCTCAGGAGAGCGTGGCCTCCGCTCAGGCTGACGTGGACGCAGCTGTGTCCGAGCTCGGCAACTGACAGGAGGTTCGAGAAACGTCCCCTGCTTGGCGTGCTGCTTCTGGGTTCGAGTGAAGTAGTGCCTGAGTGCGCCGGGTAGGGGAGCCGCCCCCAGGTTTCGTATGGAGCCTGGGGGTTTTCTCCACCCTAAATACCGTGTGATCTACTTAACCGAAACGCGGGTTCTTAACGATTGCGCGCCAGGTCCACAACTGCTAGATTAATTCATGTCAGGAGGCCACTTCTCCGACTCCTGATAAGTGTGAATAGGGACAGTCGCCCGAGGCCTACAACCTCGACAAAGCCTCGGGCGACGCACGCTGCTCTAGCTCAACGGCAGAGCATCCGCCTTGTAAGCGGACGGTTGAGGGTTCGAATCCCTCGGGCAGCTCCACCGCCACAAGCCAGTGGCGATGAAACTGAATACGGGGTGTAGCGCAGCTTGGTAGCGCATCTGCTTTGGGAGCAGAGGGTCGCAGGTTCAAATCCTGTCACCCCGACGACATGCTCAGCATGTAAAAGCCTGGACGCTATCAAACCGGGGAGGCCTACCTGGTTTGGTACACACGGTCTGGGTGGGGCTGGAAAGCTACCAGCCCTCGGCACCTAGCTCAAGAAGGCAGAGCACCTTCCGAAGCCCCGTCCCGCAAAGGTTCAGCCTTGCGCCGGCGGAGGAGTAAAGGCGTGAAGGAGATGCTGGTTCGAGTCCGGCAGTGCCGCCCCACAAGGATCTCTAGCTTAATTGGGGTCACAAAGCGGTGTTCTAGGCCCGCAGCGCGACTCCCTGGGTAAAGCGCCTGCCCGAAGGACGGCAGGAGATGACAGTTCGATCCTGTCGAGACCCACAGCGCTGGTTCTGGTGGACCGGAGTAGTAGGTGCGGGTTCGACTCCCGCCACGCGCCCCGCAAGGGCGGTGTAGCTTATCGGAAGAGCAGCGAAACGAGAGGGGTTCGATTCCCCGGCGTGAGAGAACAGAATACTAGTCAGTTCTCGGACTGGGGGTAGCTCCCCCTTTCTGGACCGTTAGCTCAACGGTAGAGCGGCTGCTGGATCGTTTGATTGTTCCTACGATCAAATGATCGAGTGGCCGATGCAGGTTCGATTCCTGCACGGTCCACAATGCGTAGCTCTAATTGGAAGAGCGCCAGGCCGTAAAACCTGGAGGTTGCGGGTTCGAGTCCCGTCGCAGAGCGCGACTTGTTCGCGTGCGAAGGTAGCAAAAGCTAACCGTTGGGGGTTGATCTCCCCAGGGGATAGCTGGACCTGTTTTCGTCAGGGGTATAGTTCAGCCGCGATCTGTTCGATGCGCACGAATGGAACGTGTGGGTGCGACTCCCACTGCCCCGCCTGGGCTGTTAGCTACAACTGGTAGAGCACCTGTTTTGCAAGCAGGGGGTTACGGGTTCGAGTCCCGTACAGTCCACGGCTGTTCTCGTAAGAGATGCAGCTACCTAGCTGCTAGGTGTCCTCCGGGACTACCTAGCTTTACAGGGAGAATCAATCACACTGCCAGCCCGTCTTTCGGGGCGGGTTGGCGTGAAGCGCATTTGGCGGAATTGGCAGACGCGCTGGATTTAGGTTCCAGTGCCTTCGGGCGTGTGGGTTCGACTCCCACAATGCGCACGCTCCTCAGTGAGGAGTCTCCTATCCCAGGTGGCGTGAGGTCGCCTGGACAGTAAGGGGCTCTGCTCCTCCAACGGCTTCGCTGCATAGGCTTTGGTGGAGTTAACAGGTGAAAAGCACCCACCTTAAGGGCACCACCTCACAACGGCGAAGGCCTCCGGCTCTCTTTTCTTCTTTCTCAGGTCGGAGGCCTTCCGTCATGCCTGGAGTGTTTTCGCGTAATCAAACGCCAGTGGCGCAGTGTTGTGCTCTCTAAGATGGGAGAGCACTCTCCCATGCTTTCGCAGAAAGGAACACCTCATCAATGAATCGCTCTAGGACCGTCGGAGTGGGGCTGGTTGCAGCCCTGTCTCTGGCGTTATTCCCTGCCGCTTCGTTCGCGGCCCCGTCACAGTCGGACTCCTCGTCTGGGGATGCGTCGATCATGGCTCCCAGCAACCCGTCCGTGTCTGAGGAGGATCGAGAAGCGGCTGACGCTCAGCAGGCTGAGCTGGATGCTCGAGCGGCCCGCCCTGCCCCGCAGGCGCCCCCAGCACCCACGCCGTCAGCGCCTTCGACGCAGACCCCGCCACTCGTCACCGCGAGCCCGGACGGGAGCGTCGGCAATGACAAGGTGCACATCCTGTCCCTGTCGGGAGCTGACTGCATCGTGGTAGAGTCGAATGGTCACTTCGGCATCGTGGACGCAGGCGACGACAACGACTACCCGG